TGGGACAAAGGCCGCAGAACTCGCGCTCACATGGCCAGAAAAGTCGTATGACAGATGACACATGGAATGCAACCGCGACGAGTTTGCAGAACTGATCGGCCGTTCAACGGGATGGATCAGCAAGATGTTGGACTTCGGCATGCCGGCTATTCGCTCGCGCCGGAAGGGGTCGCCCGTGAGGATCAACACAGCCGAGGCGATTCCCTGGCTGCTCGAGCAAGCCAAGGCAGAGGCCAAGCCTGCGGCCGAGAGTCAAAGAGAGCGCTTGGCGCGCGAGCAAGCGGACAAGGTAGCGCTGGAGAACGCGGCGAGCCGCGGCGAGCTAGTGCGGTCGGCGGACGTCGAGGCGCTGGTGCTGGAGACGATCGCGCAGTTGGGGAGTGTGCTGGACGGCGTGCCGGGGCGGTTGGCGAATGAACTTGCAGGGCTTGCTGATCCAGCGGAGATCCGGGCGCGGCTCATGCAAGAACTCCGCGGCGCCAGGTCAGCATTCGCTGACCGGCTTGCACAGCTGGCGGACGCTGGCGAACAGCTGGCGGAAAGTGGCGACGATCGCGAGGCCGCCGCGGCATCGGACGCCGGCGGAATGGGCGGACGAGAGTCGGGTGCTTCCGCCAGGGAGTGCTGAGCCCGGCGCGTACCGCAGCCGGCGCACGCCGTACTGCATCCCGATCGGGAATGCCTGTACCGACTACCGCTACCGGAAGGTGGGCGTCGTGATGGGTACGCAGATGGGGAAGACGGCCGGCCTATTCAACGTGATCGGCCACAAGCTCGACGACGACCCGGCACCGATCCTGTACTTCGGGCCGACAAAGTCAAACATCGACAAGGTGATCGAGCCGCAGGTTATGGGAATGTTGCGTGAGTCCCGGTCGCTATGGGCGAAGCTGGACAAGCGCGGCAAGCCGAACAAGCACTTGAAGCGAGTGTCCGGTGTGTCGCTGAGATTGGCCTGGGCTGGATCACCGACCGAACTCGCGTCGCAGCCGGCGCATACAGCGCTGGCTGACGAGGTGGACAAGATGAAGCCGATCCCAGGCGAGGGCGACGCCTTGGCGTTGGCTGAGGCGCGCATCGCTACCTATCCGGATGGACGGTTGGTTGGGACATCATCTCCGACAGCTGGAAACGTCGATGTCGCCAAGCACGCTGATACCGACGTGGAGCATTGGCAGGTAGCTGATGCTGATGATGTGGCGAGCCCAATCTGGCGGTTCTGGCAGGAGGGGACGCGCTACGAATGGGCAGTCCCGTGCCCGGAGTGTGCCCGCTTCTTCGTGCCTCGTTTCCGCTTGCTCTGGTGGCCGGAGGGGGCAACGCCGCGGCGTGCAGAGCGCGATGCGCGCCTGACGTGCGCACGCTGCGGAGCGCAGATTGGAAATGAGCACAAGGAATGGATGAACTCGCGCGGCACCTACCTTGCGCCTGGGCAGCATGTCGTTGGCTTCGATCGAGCGGGCAAGGGTCCGCCGCGCCATGCATGGCTTGGCGTCGATGGGGGGAATGGCGACGTGATTGGCGATCCGCCGGACTCGGACACGGTGACGTTTTGGGTAAGCGGCCTGATGTCGCCCTGGGTCACGTTCGGTCAGCGCGCCGCAGCCTGGTTGAAGGCTGTGCTGAGCGGAGACCAAGAGCGGATCCGCGTCGTCATCAACACTGCGTTCGGCGAGCTGTACCGAACGCGCGGCCAGGCGCCGGAATGGACTGTCGTCCGTGAGTCCTGCTCAGCACCGTATCAACTTGGCGACGTTCCGTCCGGCGTCATGGTCGTTTTTCTCTCCGTCGACGTGCAGAAGGACCGTCTCGTCTGCGTCGTTCGTGGATGGGGCGTCGGAATGGAGTCATGGCTGCTGCATCGCGAGGAACTATGGGGAGAGACGGACAAGCCAGAGGTCTGGAATCGGTTGTGGGTGCTGAGCGAACGACGGTTCGGCGACATGGCAGTTTCGGCCTTTGCCGTGGACTCTGGATACCGCACTGAGCAGGCGCTCGAGTGGTGCCGACGGCGTGGTGCGCGGGCCTATGCGACCTACGGTCGAGAGAAGCCGTCCCGGCTCTACTTCGAGTCCAACATCGAGGTCAATCGAAACGGCAAGAAGATTCGAACCGGTATGAAACGTTGGATCGTGGACACGGCCTATTTCAAAGGCTGGGTACATGATCGATTCGGCTGGCCGGATGACCAGCCTGGTGCGTGGCACATTCCAGGCGCGCTACCGAGCGGAGAGTGGCCCGGCGGCACCGAGGAATATTGCAAGCAGCTGGTTGGCGAACAACGTATGCATCTGCCGTCAGGGCGCGTGCAATGGGTTCGTACTGGTGAGAATCACTACCTCGACTGCGAGGCGCTGCAAGCATTCCTGGCGCATGTCGAAGGTGTTCGAAACCTCAAACCGACCGACGCGGCGAAGCCTGCGACTCCGGGGCGCCGTGTCATCTCGTCTGGCGTGAGCATCTACTGAGGGGAGCAATGGACGACATCGAACTCAAGCGGCGCCTGCGCGGGTGGGCGAAGTGTTACGCGGGGGCGCAGTTCTTGCGGCTTGGCTATGCGGACGGCTCTGCGTTGTTGTCGAGTCGCGATCCTGTTGATCCTGACGCTGAGGCGGTGGAGGTCGATGGCGTCGTGCGCGGGATGGAGTTGTGCGGGCGCTGGCGTGAGGCTCGGGTGTTGCGTGCCGAGTACTTCATGGCTGGCCTTCCGGAGTGCGAGAAGCTGCAACGTCTCAAGCGCATCGGTTTGAGCATGCACAGGGTCACCTACTACGACTATCTTCGGCAGGCAAAAGCGTTTGTTATGGGCGCACTCGCGCTGCGGGTGGCGGCATGACTTGTTGCGTACGTACATGGCGTAACCAAACTCCGCAGGCGGACTCCAATGGACCGCCTGCGACGTGGCACTCGGCACACTCCAGCAACGGCTAGACCAAGCTCTTGAAGCGCGGCACAAGCTGCTGACTGGATCGGCGACGGTTGCCGTCGGCTTCGGTGAGCGCCGTCTGCAATACGCGCAGGCGCAGCTCCCGGCGCTGGATCAGTACATCGCGGAGCTTCGCCGGCAGATCGCCGGATCGAGTGGCCCGGCGCGCGGGCGCATCACCTACGCGGTGCCTGACTGATGGGCTGGCTCGCTGGCCTAGCATCATTGGTCGGGATCAGTCCAGCGCAGGCGGCCACTGAAACCCAAGGCACGCGCTGGCGCGGTGCCTCGCAGTCGCTGCGCAGCATGGCGAGCTGGATCACCAGCATCGGCAGTCCGACGAGCGATCTGCCGGAGAACGAGCGCCGCACGCTGCGGGCGCGTTCGCGCGACGCGATGCGCGGCCATCTGCTGGCCCGCGCTGCGCTAACCCGCTGCCGCACGAATATTGTCGGCACTGGCCTGATGTGTCGGCCATCGGTTGACGCCGAGGCGCTCGGCCTGACGCCGGAAGAAGCCGAGGCGATCAATGCGCAGCTCCGCTCTCGCTGGGAGATGTGGGCAGAGGATCCTCTGCAGTGCGATTGGGAAGCTACGCTCGATATCTACGGGCTGCAGTCGCTTGCGCTGCTGTCGGCAATGTGCAGCGGCGATGCGTTTGCGGTGACGCCGGAAGAGTCCCGCGTCGGGGGTACGTCGGCGCTCAAGGTGCAGCTCATCGAAGCGGACCGGGTTTGCAATCCGTCCGAATCGATCGACACCGAAACGCGCATCGATGGCATCGAACTCGGCGCTGGCGGTGTGCCGCTCGGGTGCTGGATTCGGAACACGCATCCAGGCGATGCACTGCCCCGCGTCACGTTGCCGCGCTGGACGTATTACCCGATGGTCGGTGCAGAGACTGGCCGCCGCCGCGTCCTGCACATATGGAACGACAAGGAACGGCCCGGTCAGGTTCGTGGCGCGCCGTACCTTGCACCGATCCTCGAACCGCTGAAGCAACTGGAGCGCTACGGCAGTGCCGAACTCATGGCCGCTGTCGTCAGCGCCATGCTTACCATCTTCATTGAGACAGACGGCCAGTCGGACGCAGACGGCAACATGACTCACTCGCTTGAGGGCGAGGCGCCGAGTGTTGGTGCAGCGCCTCAGCTTTCGCTTGGCAATGGCGCAATCGTTGGTTTGGCGCCAGGCGAGAAGGCGAACCCGGTCAACCCGACCCGCCCTAACGCTAACTTCGATCCGTTTTTCATGGCGGTGGTGAAGCAAATCGGCGCGGCGCTGGAACTTCCGCTGGATGAGTTGCTGCTGCACTACAACGCCAGCTACAGCGCCGCTCGCGCCGCAATGCTGCAGGCATGGCGGTTCTACACGCTGCGCCGATGGCAGCTCACGCAGCAGTTCTGCGCGCCGATCTATGGCTTGTTCCTCGATGAGCAAGTCGCGTCCGGCGCAATCGTTCTGCCCGGTTATGGCGATCCGATTAAGCGCCGGGCCTACTCGCGCGCGCTGTGGATTGGGCCGGCACGCGGGGCGATGGACGAAGAGAAGGAAGCCGCTGCCGCGAAGATGCGGATTGAGATCGGCGTCAGCAATGAGGCTATCGAAACCGCTTCAATGACGGGTGAGGATTGGGGCGCCGTCCGCTCGCAGCGGGTGCGCGAACTAGAAGCTAGACGGCGCAGTGAAACGCTTGACCCTGAAAAGTATGGCGTGGGCGTTCGCGCTGGTCTGATCACGCCGAACCTCGCGGATGAAGAGGCATTTCGCAAGACGGCCGGGTTGCCCGCGGCAAGTGATGATGTTCGCGGTGCTTGGGAGGCAGACGGCGGTGCGCGTCGCCCGATTACTTTGCAAAGCGAGACCAAACCAGAGGTTCAGCCGGGGACGACGAAGGAGAACCCGGCATGATCGACGCATTCAACCTCGCAGCGTCGCGCCCCTGGTTCATTCAGTCCGAATGGCTGGAAACGATCCTCTCCATTGCGGATGGATTCGGTGATCCGCAAGCGCTTCAGACCAAACTAGGCCGTCCGCTAGACAACACTCGAACCGTCCGCATGGTCGACGGCGTTGCGGTCATCCCCATCACCGGCCCGATCTTTCGCTACGCGAATTTGTTCACCGAGATTAGCGGCGCGACCAGCACGCAAGTTTTGGCAACGGACATCCGATCTGCAATCGATAACCCGTACGTGACCGGAATTGCTCTGGACATAAACAGCCCTGGCGGAGAAGCGACTGGGATCAACGAGCTTGCAAACCTGATCTACATGGCGCGCGACAAGAAGCCGATTGTCGCTTATGCCGGCGGATCGATGTCCAGCGCTGCTTATTGGATCGGCTCAGCAGCAAGCGAAGTCGTCGCCGACGCGACCGCGATCATTGGATCGATCGGCGTTGTCATGTCCTACCTCGACACGTCCAAGCGTGACGAAAAGTCCGACGTTCGCCGCATCGAGATTGTCAGCAGCAGCAGCCCTGACAAGCGGCTCGATCCGAATACGGATGCAGGCCGCGCAAAGGTGCAGGCCATGGTCGACGCGCTGGCAGATGTCTTCATCGGCGCCGTCGCCAAGCATCGCAGAACAACCCCTGAAAAAGTCGCCAGTGACTTCGGTCGTGGCGGCGTGATGGTCGGAGCCCAGGCGAAAGCCGCCGGGATGATCGACCGGATTGGTTCGCTGGAAACAGTGATCGCCGAACTCGCCGGCCGCCTGCGAGCAACCCGCTCATGAAGGAGAAATCGATGAGCACCGATAGCAAGAAGACGGTCAAGGTGGCGAACACCGACGACCTTCGACTCGCGCTGGCGGCCGGATACGAGGCTGACCAGATCGAAGTCGATACCAGCGCGGCAGTCGCTGCCGCACGTGCAGAAGGCGTTGCTGAGGGCAAGAAGTCCGGCGCTTCCGATGGTAAGGATGAGGCCGTGAAGGCCGAGCGCTCCCGCATCTTGAAGATTCAGGCGCTGGCCCGTCCGGGCTTCGATGCGATTGTGAAGAAGGCGATTGATGCGGGCGACAGCCCGGAAGCATTCGCCATGGCGATGCTGACCGAGGCCAATGATCGCGGAATCAGTCTTGATTCGATCCGCAAAGACGCCCCGCCGCCGGCCTCGCACGCCAAGCCTTCTAACGACGCCGCCAGCGCCACCGAACAGAAATACGGCGCGGCCAAGTCGTGGGAAGAAATCGTCGCCGCCGCACCGAAGCGCATGTAAGGAGCCTGAGCCATGACCACCCTCACCATGGGTTCGCGTGCTGGCGAGCATATCGTCGACGAAGGCAACCCGCAGCACACTCGCGAAAACGTTACCGTCCTGACCGGTCAGAATCTGGCTGCCGGCGCGGTGCTCGGCCGAATCACGAAGGCACTCGCATCGTCTGAAACGCCGACGATCGTTGGCACCGGCACGGGTCTGATGTCGGCGCTGACCTTCGGCCCGGCAGTGCAGACCGGCGCATATGTCGTTGAACTGTTGGCGACGAGCGCAACCGCCGCGTTTTCTGTCACCTGCCCAGATGGTACGGTGCTTCAGAACGGCGCAGTTGGCACCGCATACAAGTCGGATCACGTCTCGTTCCTGATCAGCAACGGCGGCACGATGACCGATGGTGATACCTACACCATCACCGTTACCGCAGGCGGCACGCCGGCCGTACAGGGCGGCACTGGGACTGGCGCCATGTCGGCGATCAGTCTCGGGCCGGATGCGCAGAACGGCCTGTACCGTGTGATCAATCGCGCGGCCGTCGCCAACGGCGGCGACTTTGAAGTGATCGGTCCGGATGGATCGAGTGTTGGGCGGTTCCTGATGGGTACAGGATCGACGCAATCCGCGTCGTTCACCAGCCGTCAGATCAATTTCACGCTGACCGACGCGACCGATTTCATCGCCGGAAACTATTTCGACGTGATCGTTGCCGCCGGCAGCGGCAAGGTCGTCGAGTTCACGCCGACCACGTTCGATGGTCGGCATGAGCCGTACGGTGTGCTGCATGACGCGGTCAATGCGACGGCTGCTGACAAGGCCGGCGTCGCCCTGGTCCGCGGCCCTGCTGTCGTCGAATCCGCTGCGCTCGGTTGGGCGGCTGCGGTCACTTCCGCCCAGAAAGCCATCGCGCTGCAGAAGCTTGCGGCCGCCGGCATCGTCGCCCGTTAAGGAGGGGACGCGTCATGGCACACATCGATATCTTCAACTCTGATGCGTTCAGCGCGGTCAGTCTTACCGCCGCTGTCAACAAGTTCCCGCGGATCCCGACGCTGCTGGGTGACATGGGCCTATTCACCGTCAAGTCCAGCCCGACTTCGACGGTGAGTTTCGAGCAGGAGTCGAGCACGCTCGGCCTGGTTCAGACGAGTGAGCGTGGATCGCCTCTTGGTGTTGGTGGCGGGAGAGCTCGGACGATCCGGCACTTTGAAGCCCCGCGTATCGCAAAGTCGAATCGGCTCAATGCGGCAGAGCTGGCAAACCTGCGCGCGTTCGGTTCTGAATCGGAACTGGCTGTCGTTCAGGGCGAGGTTTCCAAGCGAATGGCGTCCCTGGTCGCAGATGTGAATCTGACCTGGGAGAACATGCGGCTTGGCGCGGTGCAAGGCATTGTCAAGGACGCCGACGGTTCGACGCTCTACAACCTCTACACCAAGTTCGATGTTATTCAGCCGAGCGAGGTCGATTTTGATCTCGATAACGCGAGCCCTGCATCTGGAGCTTTGCGTAAGGCATGTGCTGGCATCGTTCGCGCGACCAAGAACGCTGCTCAGAACGGCTGGATCAACGGGCGGACCTATGTTGTCGGCCTGTGCGATGACACGTTCTGGGATCAGCTCATCGCCCATACCGAAGTCCGCGCGACCTACCTCAATCAGGTGGCCGCTGCCGAACTCCGCGGTGATGCGCACTCTGGCCGACTGAACTTCGGCGGCATCGAGTTCATTCACTACGAAGGCACGGACGGCAGCGCCGAGACTGCGAACGTCAAGGTGCCGACCGGAACCTGCAAGTTCTTTCCGGTCGATACCGCGCCGGATTTCTGGCAGGCCGTTCTCACGCCGGGCGAGTTCTTCCCGACGATCAATCGGCCGGGCGAGGCGCTGTATGCGCTGACGATCCCGGATCGCGATCGTGAGGCGTTCGTGCAGATCGAGGTCTACAGCTATCCGCTGTTCGTCTGCACTCGTCCGCTTGCGCTGCAACGCGCTCGCAACACCTGAGCACGGCAGTAGCTTCCCGCGCCGGGTTCTGTCCGGCGCGGGACTTCTGACAGGCGAGCGCAGGTCATGGAACAGATGATTGATCCGGTCGAGTTCGGAAAGCTGATCGAGGCCATGCGCGCGACTCGCGAGGAGAGCGAGTCGTTGCGGCATGAGATGAGCAAGAACCGCGAGGAGCTTGCCCAGGTGACGAAGCGCCTTGAGCGGGTGGAGGCGAAGTTCGTGCTCGGCAAGGGGGCTCTGATTGGTTTGGTCTGCGGACTTGGGTTCGCGGTGGAAGGGTTCCGATCTTTTCTGGTGAAAGTCGTGGGGGGCATGTCGTGAAGCCGCGCGGCATCCGCAACAACAACCCTGGCAACCTCGATCGCACTCGGCCGCGCACGCCTTGGGAGGGGCGCGTGCCGGATACACAGTTAACCGATTCGCGCTTCGAGCAGTTCGTCGCGCCTGAGTACGGCATCCGTGCACTGGTGCGCACGCTCTTGACGTACCAGCGCAAGCACGGCGCGAACACCGTGCACGAAATCATCAGCCGATGGGCGCCGAGCACGGAGAACCAGACAGGCGCGTACATCGCATCGGTGTGTAACGCGCTGGGCGGCATCTCGCCGCAGCGACCGCTGGACCTGCAGCAGTACGAGGTGATGCGCCGGCTGGTGCTGGCAATCATCCGGCACGAAAACGGCGACCAGCCTTACAGCGCACACACGATCGACGAAGGCCTTCGCATGGCGGGCATCGTGCCGCGCCCGGAGAAGCCGGGCGAGCGGGCTGATGCGAAGCCACTGGCGGCGACCAAGACCGTGGTAGGGACCGCGATCGGCGCGACCGCCGGCACGGTGCAGCCTGCCGTCGAAGCGTTGCGCGAGCCGTTGGCCGAAGTCGGCTTCGTGCTGGAACCGATCAGCGAATGGTCGCCCTGGATCCGCATCGCTCTGGTCCTGCTGACCGTGGCCGGTGCGGCGCTCGCAATTTACGGCCGCTGGCATGCCCGCCAGCGCGGAGGTGTTTGACCATGCGTTCCATCATCGTCCTCGTTCTTCTTCTTCTGCTGCTGGTCGTCGGCTGCGCCAGCCGCGGCGGCGTCGATCCGAATTACGCGGCCTACCTGCAGGCGAGCCAGCAGGCCGACCAGCGCGAGCAGTTGGCGCGTGCGGCGATCGGCGACGCAGCGGCGAGCTGCGGCAATGACGCTACGTGCGTTGTCGCGGTCGCCGGCTTCGCCGCCTTGGCAGCGCAGGCGAGCGGACAGAGCGCAGCGCTGCAGCCCTACCGCAAGCAGTATCACCCGGCCTGGGGCATCCTCGGCGCGGTGGCTCCGGCGCTGGTGAACGGTGCCGTCAGCGTTCGGCAGTCGGACAACGCCCGCGACATCGCGCTCGGACAATACGATTTCCTCGGCGGCGTGATCAGTTCGGTGACGAGTTCGCCTGCACTGCTGCCGCGTGATCCATCGATCACGGTGGGCGGCGATCAGCACGTCGGCGATGCGATCGGCGGCAGCATTGTCGGACGGGACCAGATTGGCCGCGACGTGATCGGCGGCGACCGCGTGGACAACAGCGGTGTGATCGGCAACGACAATCGCTTTGAGTCGCCGGGACCGATCGACCATTCCGGTGACAACTGCACAGGCGAACTCTGCCAAGGCAGCGGTGATACCAATCCTCCGCCGGTGGAGCCGGAGGGCTGATCGTGCACGAAGCGAACGCCCCGCGCTGCGGCACCTGCAAGCACTGGGAGGCGCTGGTGCCGGCCGACCGTGCGAAGGACGTGCAGCGCCGCTGCCGGTGTCCGTTGCCGTGCAAAGCGCTGGCGACGCCGACGCATCTCAACCTCATGCATGCGGATGACCGTGCGCCTTGCCTCTGCTGGAGTCCTGCGCCGTGCGAGTCGTGATCGCCCTCAGCATCGCGCTGCTGGTGTCGCTTGCCGGCAATGCCGCCATGATCGTGGAGAAGATCCGCGCGGCCGGTGAGGCGACGGCGGCCGGGGCGCTGGCGAACGTCACCGGCAAGGCGGAAGCGCTGGCCGAAACGCTGGACCGAGCGAAGGCGGTTGCAGACCAGGCCGCGAAAGATCAGCCGGCGCTTATCGCCGAATTGCGCGGCGTGGCAGACCGCTCCCGCAAGCGCATCACCGTGTATCGAGACCGCGTCAAGACCATCCCGGCGGCCGCGTGCCCGCCCGGCCCTGAGCGGATGGATGCCGTCAACGAATCCCTGCGAGGTGCCCCGTGAACTGGCGCGCACCCATCGCCGCGGTGGCGCTGGCGCTCGCCGGCTGTTCGGCCGCCCCTACCGTGCCGGTCCGCGTGACTGCGGAACCTGTGCCTGCTCAGTGCGCCATGCAGTGCACGACCGGATGCCTGCCTGCCGATCCACCACAGTGGACCGGCGACCCGGCCGACCCGGCGACCTGGGATCGCCTGCAAGCCGATGTGATCGATCCGCTGCAAGTCACCGCCGAGACCTGCGACGCCGCGCGCCACGCGTGCGTGCAGTGCCTGCGCCGGCTCGAGCGCGTCGGCCTGATCTGCGGCGTCAAGGAGGACTGCCAGTGAGCCAGATCGACGTCGACGCCGAGCTGGAACGCATCCGCGCTTTAGCCGCCAGCGGCAGGCTACGTGCGCTCGCGTTCGTGCGCGAGGACGACGCCGGCGACTTGTGCCCGCGAATCATTGCTACAGACGACGCGCGAGATGCGCTGCGAGACGTGCTGAACGCGTTGCACGAGGCGAGCGCGACCGAGGTGCGGCAATGACCGCGCCGGTTGCCATTTCGCTGCACGCAACCCGCGGCGCCACGTGGAAGGCCGCAATGCGCTACCGAGACGCCGACGGCAACTTGATTCCGGTCGCTGGCAAGAACGCGCTGGCGCAGGTTCGCGAGAAGCGCGACTCCGAAGAAATCATCCTCACGTTGAGTTCCGCCAACGGTCGCATCATCCTCAACGATGCGGACGCAGACGGCTTCAACATTCGGTTCCTGGTCGCGTCGACGGACACGGCGGCCCTATCGCCAACGAACGCCAAGCGCGAGCTGGTCTGCGATCTGGTGCTCTACGACAACGCGTCGCCGCCGGAGATCACGCCTCTTTTCGCGGCCACGCTCACCGTGCATCCGCTCGGCACGGAGGTGCCATGAGCGGCGGCTGCGCAGGCATCGATATCGTCGCGCCGACCATCGGCCTGGACATCGTGGCCGGCGGAGGTGTCGACGTGCTCGATGCTCGTCCAGCCGTCGAACTCCTGGAGGCCGCCGCGCCGCAATTGGAGATCGCGCGCGAATTGCGCGTGGTCGAACTGGCCGGCGTCGGTGCGCGCGGCGAGCAGGGGCCGCCAGGGCCTGCTGGCGGCGGCCTCGTGGGTCCGTTTGCCTTCAGCTACGGCGACGCGCCAGGAAACATCTACACACCAAGCGTCGCCGGCACGATCACGGAAGCGCGCGTCATCGTCACGACGCCATTCGATGGCGTTGGTGCGTCACTGACTCTTGGCACAGCTTCGGAGCCGAACTCAATTATGGCCACCGCTGACAGCTTCCTTGGCGAACTAGCCGAGTTCGAGAAGCCGGCGGACAAGCCAATAAACGCGGGCGAAGGCATTCGCCTTTCCATCACGCCAGGCTCCAGCGCCACGCAGGGCGCCGGCCTGATCTACCTCACCTTCATCGAGTCCTGACCCATGGCATTGCAATGGCTTTCTAACCTCGTCGGAACGATGCAAGCCTACTTCCGTATCGGGGCATCTGGACCGAGGCTGAAGAACAACAGCGGCGTTCTGGACATTCGGAACGCAGACGATAGCGCCTATGCATCGGCGCGAATGGACGATCTGACAGCCGAAGACACGACGCTGAACACGCTCGATGTCAAAGACAACGATCTTGACCTGAACTCCGACGCGGCCGGAAGCGGCGCTGACTGGAAGTACACGCTACGCGTGCCGTCGAGTGGCATGACTGCGGCGGTCGTCCTGACGTTGCCCATCAATGATGGTAGCTCCGGTCAGGTGCTCGAGACGGATGGAAGCGGTGTCCTGTCCTGGGTGACGAAGGCCGGTGGCGCAAATCAGGCAAAGACGGACGTGACCAACCTCGCGTTCGGTGACTCCAGCCCGGTGACGATGTTCACGAAGGAAGCTGGTTCAAAGGTCAAAGAGATTCGCGTCTATATCGACACGCCGTTCAACGGCACAGCGCCCACCGTGAGCATCGGCGTGGTTGGCACGACGAGTAAATACGCGGCCACCACCGAGATTGACCTGAAGGCTGCTGCAGGCTCGGTGTTCGTCATCACGCCTGAGGACGCCGTCGAAGGCGGGACCGAAGCTCTGATCGCCACCTATAGCGCCGACAGTTCGAGTGCCGGCGCGGCTCGTATTGAAGTGGATACCGTTGTACCGAGCTGATCGAAATGTCACTGCAATGGCTGTCAAATCTGGTGGGCACGCTCAAGTCGTCGTTCAACGTCGGGAAGGCGAAGATCGACGCGAGTGGGGTCACCGCTGCGCGGACACAGTCCCTACCGGACAAGGCAGGTACGTTCGCCATGCTCGACGACATTGAAGGCGGCATCGCATGGGAAGAGACCGACGGCTCATCGACGTTATCAGTGAACACGGCATACCGAGCAACGGACGACGTGACGCTGCCGGGCACTGTCGCTGAAAACAACTGGCTGAAGATCCATGCCAACGGCGTCGACATTATCTGCATCCCGAACGGCGTCGACATTCGCGGTCCGTTTGGCACGGTCGACGGAGACACTGACACGCTGAAGCTGTTCAACGGCGAGACCGTCCATTTGGTCGCCAACAGCTCGTCGCAGTGGGAAGCGGTCTGATGGCTATCAAGACGCTCAGCCAGATTTTCGGCGAGTCACCGATACTGCGTCCACGCACGACGATCGCCAGAAAAACCACGACGATCATTGCTTCGTCTTTGAACCCTTTCAACGGGGCTCTGCCTTCGACGTTGTCAGGGGCGATGACGGCGAATCAATGGAAGGACCTAATCGACATTGCTGGCTCTGGGGTGCTGCAATTTGCGGCGCTTGGCGCACAGAACAGCACGTCGAGAACAGTTGATTTCGAAATCATCCTCGACGGCAACACCATATACCCAGGATCAGAAGCGATCGCTGCGGCACGCTGGTTCGTCGGCGTTGGTGCGGTGACACTGAACTCAAGCTCTGCGGTGCTTGCGTGGTCATTCGATCCAAAGCCGTACCGATCCACGCTGAAGATTCGCGCACGGCAGACCGACACGGCAACCGATTCCCTGCGCCTTGACTACGCACACGACACGGTATGAGCACGACCACCATCGAGGGCGAGTACAAGGTGACCCGCGACGACAACGGGCAAGTCGTGGCGCGTGTCCTGTACCGTCCCGTACAACCCGTACCGCTGACACGCGCCTACCTCGCGACCGTCCTGCGTCGCATGACGCCGTCCGAATTGCATCTATGGCGTCGTGCCGTCGTGCGTGCCGAGGCGACGAATTCGCCGACCACCGCGGACCGCCAGCTCTGCTACGCCTGGCACCTGTTGATGATGCAGCCGGACCCGGTGCAAGTCACAGCCGGCGATCTGCAGCAGCTCGGTACGTGGTGGGTGCAATACAACGTGGTCAGCAGCGCGGCACGTGCGCAGGAAATTCTCGCGCCGGAGGTGGTATGAGCCAACGCAGCACATGGGACGCCCACGACGCGAACATGCTGGCCGCATTCGTCGATAGCGGCCTGGCCGACGAGGCAACCTATACAGCGCCGACGCGCGGCGCATTACCGCAATCGTGTGTCGTGATGATCGGTCACGAGCCGTTGTCCGAGCTGCCGGGCGGTGGACTGCAAACGCAGAGCGGGCAGGTGCGGATCACCGGGCAGCTCTCGCAGCTCAGCGCCCCACCGGCTGAGGGCGGCAAGATCGTCGCGGACGGCAAGACCTACACGATCAAGCGTGTCGAGCACACTGACCAGGCCGGCACCATGTGGAGCGTGCTATGTCCGCGTCCGTAGGTCGGCAGGTGTTCGAGGCGATCCTGGCACGGCTGCGCCGGATCGATGGCGCCGCTCCAATGCGCAATGACCTGCGTGGCCGCATCTATGCACAACGGCCGAGCTACGACGCGCTCAACGGAGAGTTGCCGGCGGCCTTCGTGTTCCTTGCAAACGAGACGCGCGGCGAGCCATCCGGTGATCGAGTCGCGCGTGAGCGGACGCTGACGATTGTCGGCGTTGTACGGCGATCTACCGATGCCGGCCTCGCATTGGAGGACTTGCTTGCTGACTTCGATCGTGTCCTAGAAACCGAAGACAAGTACCTGTCCGTTGATGCGCCGAAGCGGAATCTGCTGAGCGGCGAGATGACGATCACCAGTTCGGAGTTCGAGCTTCCTGTCGATGCCTCGAACGTCGAGTTCGTAGCGTTGGACGTGCGCTGCCGTTGGCCGCACATACGTGGCAATCCGGACAAGTGAAGACGACGAATCGGATCAAGTAGCGGCGACGTGCCGCGATTCCATCGAAGGAGCAACTGAAATGGCCGCACCGACTCTCAACACCTACACGAACGAATACAAGTTCGGTCGTGGGCGCATTCTGTTCAACCGCCTCGTGAGTGGCATCTACGAAGGCTACCGCCCGCTCGGCAACTGCACTGAGTTCAACATCACAGTGGAGTCCGAGCAGTTCCGCCACGTGTCCAGTGAATCGGGCCTGGAGGAAGTCGATCTGGAGTTCACCCGGTCGATCACCCGCAGCGGTTCGATCACGACCGACAACATGAGCAGCGACAACCTGGAGCTGTTCCTGGCTGCCGATGCGACCACGATCACGCAGACCAGTTCCAGCCCGACGAACGAGGACATCGGGCCGGTCACTGCGAACCGCACCTACCAGCTCGGCCTTTCGGTGGCAAAGGGTGGCGTTCGCAACGTATCGTCGGTGTCGGCGAGCTTCGCCGAAGGCGATGATGCCAGCGCGCGTGCGAACAGCACCGCCTACGCGGTTGGTGACTTCTACAAGCCGGCCGTCTCGAACAACCACTTCTATGTGTGCACCGTGGCTGGCACGTCGGACAGTTCGCCGCCGACGTTCACCACGGATGGCACGACGTTTGCCGACGGCACCGCGACGTTCCGCGACGTGGGCCTGATCGCGATCGCGAACACCAGCGATGCCGATTACCTCGTCGATACCTCGCTCGGTCTTCTGTCGGTTAAGCCGACCGGCGCCATCGCTACCGCGCTGACTCGTCTGCCGGCAGGCACCACGCTCAGCCTGCACGTTGACTACACCCGCGCGGCGATCACCCGCGAGCAGATTGCCACGTCGGCGAGCGTGTCGCTTGAAGGTGAGTTGAAGTTCATCTCGGACAACCCGCAGGGCGCGCAGCAGGACGTGTTCCTGCCGAAGTGCACGCTGAGTCCGAACGGTGACTTGCCGTTCATTACTGGCGACGAGGTGGCGTCTGCGCAGTTCACGGTCGGCATCAGCAAGAAGGACTCGACGACTGCGGCGATCTACATCGACGGCCGGCCGGCGGCGTAACGGGAGCGATCATGGCGCGGCTCCGTAATCGGAAGGGCCAGGCTCTCCGCTTCTTCACCAATGGGAAGCGGGCGGACGATGTCTATGGTCTGTTCGATCACGTGGGCCGCGTTGTGAGACGAACTGAAGAGGCTGCGAAAAAGGCGCGCGTCAGCACATCTCGGCGCGCCGAGTCGTTTGCCAAGGAAGAGATCCAGAAGGATTTCAACATCAGGTCCGGACTGCTGTCGGGGAAGTTCCGCGTCGTTGATTCTGGCGATGCAATCCGGCTATTCGCATCCCAACGCCGTGTTCCGCTGCTGGAGTTCGGTGGGCGATGGGGAGGGCGGAAGACACCGGGCGCCACTGCTGAAATCGAGCGTGGCAACCGCGAGACATTCGCGAGTTCTTTTATCGCAACCGTGAAGGGCAAGCGCGCCGTCCGCGTGCGCAAGAAGGTCGGCGATAAGCGTGTGCGGCGTGGTCCGCTGAAGATGCTGTACGGGCCATCTCCGAAAGACATGGTGACCGGGCAGCGCAGTGACCCAGAGACGAGAAATCCGGAAGGGCGATATCCACGCGACCTTCGGAAGCGGCTGATCGCTCGGCTGGCTGCTTTCCACATTGCCGAGCTTCGGCGCTTGTACGAGGTGGAGTCCCGCCGTGGCTGATTCGTTTCGACAAGTCATCGAGGTTGCGCTTCAGTCGACAACCGACCCGAAGATTCGCGAGCTGCTGACGCAGCTTAGGGATCTTGGTTCAACCGGCGATACGACCGATGCGGCACTGAGTGCTGTCGTCGATGAGCTGAACCAGCTAAGCGATGCATCGCGCCGTGCAGCTGTCGCCGCAGACATCAGCGAGGCATTGGAAGAGACCGGGCATCGGCTTAAACAGGCTGAGAGCGGACTGGCGGCGCTGAACGGCGAATACGATCGATTCGACACGAAGAGTAAGGCGATCAATAAGGCGTTCAAGGATGCCGAGGCGGCTGTAACGTCGCTGACGAACGAGCAGCAGAAACTACAGGCTGCGCTAGCAGAGACGTCGGCCGATCTTGGAAAGGCCGGAGTCAACACCGAGAACCTTGCCGACGAACAGCAGCGACTCCGCGTGGCGATCGACGCCTCCGCGGAGAAGATCCGCGAGCGTATTGCGGCGGCGAAGGCCGCGGAAGCAGCCGAGGACCAATGGCGGGCGAGCATCAAGGATGCTGCCGCCGTTCTGCAGCGGCAGGAGACTGCGAACAAGACCGCTGCCGAGGCGCTGGAAAAGTACCGCACAAAGTCCAAGCAGGCGGCCGCCGCGCAGGATGACCTTGCGAATTCAGCGAATCGCAGCGTCGGACTGCTGAACGGGCTGAAGTCCGCACTGGCCGGGCTAACGGCATTCTTCGGCGTTCGCGAAGCGATCGAGGGCACGAAGAATATCCTTGGCCTGGGCGATGCCGCGGAGCGGACCCGCACGCAGCTTGCCGGCCTGTATGGCTCGCAGGCCGATGGCGAGCGCGCATTCACCAGACTGAAGGACGTAGCGCGCGAGAACGGTCTTGAGTTCACCAATACGCTCGAAGCGGCAAAGAAGCTGAAAGCATTTGGACTCGAACCGCTTGACGGCACGCTGCAGTCGCTGATCGACCAGAACGCGCGGTTAGGCGGAACGCAGGAAACGCTTGAAGGCATGATCCTGGCGGTCGGCCAGGCGTGGTCTAAGCAAAAGCTGCAGGGGGAGGAAATCCTGCAGTTGGTCGAGCGTGGCGTGCCGGTGTGGGACTTGCTCAGCAAGGCCACCGGCAAGAATGTGCAGGAGCTGCAGAAGCTCAGCGAGTCTGGCAAGCTCGGACGCGAGGCCATTGCGGCACTGGTGGCGGAGATAGGCAAGGCATCGAGCGGCGCCGCAGCGGCGAACCTCGATACTCTCTCCGGCCGAGTTCAGGCGCTGCGCGACCGCATCCAGCAGTTCTTCACTGAAGTCGCGAACAGCGGCGCGCTGCAATTTTTCAAGGATCGGATCGCGGCGCTCAGCGCAGATATCGACAGGCTTTCTGCCAACGGAAAACTACGCGAGTTCGCGCAACAGCTTTCGGATTCAATCGTCGCCGCCGGCAAGGCGATAGAAGGTTCGATCCGGTTTGTCGTCGAGTACAGCAAGCAGATCACGGCGCTGGCCCAGGCATACATTGTGCTGAAGGCAGCGCAGGCTGGCGCCGGAATCGTCTCTGCGATAACTGCGATGGGGGCGGCGACAAGTGCGGCAGCCGCGCCTGTCGCTACCTTCGCGGCGTCGATCAAGAACCTCGGGGTTATGGGGACGCTTGTTGCTGGAGCGCGAGCGCTTGCCGCCGGCATCGTCAGCCTCACCGCTGCGTTTAGCGGCTTCGCGGTCGCGGCGGCGGCAGTTGTCGGGGTGAAAGCTGGTCAGGCGTTAAGCGATCTATGGGATCGTCTAACGCCATCTGTAAAGAACGCGCAGAAGGCGGTGGACGAAGGTGCCGCAAGTCTGCTTATGATGGGGGAGCAAGCGAGACTAGCCGCACTGAGGTTGCTGCAATTCGAGCAACGACAAACGCTTGCCGCGGAACAAGTGGTAGCGCTTTCGGAGGCTGAGCGGAAGGCTTATGACGAAGGGCAACGCGGGCTTGAGCAATATCTCGTAGCACGCGCCAAGTATCTCATCTCCCTTGAGGGGACGAATCGCGCGTCTGCGGCACAGCTGGATGAACTGGCTGAGGTGCGTGCGCGGCTTGAACTGGTACGCCAGGGATATGAGGCAGTTGCGGCCGCAACGGCAAAGGCGGCTGAAGAAGCGCGCCGCGCAGTTGAGACAGGGCTATCAGAATCCGTCCTTGATCTGGTCGATAAGCTCGAAGCAGCAAGAGGCAAGGCTGATGGGCTTGGCGCAGCGTTCAAGACCATCTTTGAAGAGATCAGCAAGACGCCAAGCGCAGACAAGATCGCCGATCTTGTCATCGCGCTCGATGCTGTCGGCGGCGCGAGCGAACGTGCCGGCGCGCAGGTTCGAGATGCGCTGCGCGCTGAGTTGGAGAAGCTCAACGGGACCGACCTAAGTAAGTTTCAGGGCGCGGCCGAGTTCGCGTTCGATGAAGCGGGCAAATCTGCGTCTGAGTCTGCAGAGGTCATGCGGACGATCCTCGGCGTGGCGCTCGAAGAAATCGGCGTAGAGGCGGCCGATGCAGGCGTCAAGGTCACGGAGTCCGGTAAGCAGATTCTCGCCGCATTCAACGCGATAGCTACGAACTCGCAGGCAACAAGCGAGCAGGTTATCGCCGCATTTGAGGCTGCGGTTAGCAAGCTATCGACGCCCGAGGAGCTGATTCAACTGGAGGGTGCGTTCAGGCGCGCCTTTGAAACCGGGAAGATCGGCGCTGACGAATTCGGTCTCGCTCTTGGCCAGCTGAAGTCACGCATGGCGGCAGTGCGTGACGAGATAGATCCGCTTGAATCGGCATTTCGTCAGCTCGGTATAACCAGTCAGCAGTCTCTAGACGCCGCCGCAGACGCTGCTAGGCGATCGTTTGAGGCCATTCGAGACGGCGCTGCGCAGGGCAAAGCATCCGCCGAAGACGTGCGCAGAGCGTTCGAGGCCTATGCGCGTGCGCAGTTGGCGGCCGTCGCGGACGCTGATGCGTGGAAGCAAGCGCAGGTTATAGCGCATCTGGCTGTTCAGGGCGCGGCCGTACTCTCCCGCGAGAAGCTTGAAGCCCTTGGGTTGGTCACGGCCGAAGCCGCCGAAAAGACAGACGCATTGACGGCTGCTGCCGATCGATTTGCCGACGCCGCGGAACGTCAGGCCGAGGCTGCTGATCGAGTTGCCGACGCCACAGAGAATCAGGTTCGTACACAAGAGAGATCGAACCAGGCGATTGTCATAGGCACGCAGTTGACCGAGCGCGCGATCGAAGCGCTTGACCGCTACGCCGGGCAGATCAATCGGCTGAGTCGCGACTTGATGAATCAGCAAGAGGAAGCGCGGCGCCATATCGAACTGCTGGACATGCAGATCGCTCGGTACGACGAGAATGCACAGGCGATCCAGCGGCTTCGTGGCCAGTACGACTTGCTCGACGATAGCACCTTGCAGGAGATAGCGCAGCGCGAGCAGCGCTTACGGCAGGAGCAAGAACGCCTGGCCCGGGAGCAACAGGAGGCCGATCGTCGAGTGCGCGAAGCGGTCGAGCGCACGTCAAACGGTGGATCGTCTGGCGGGTCATCCGCTGGCGGCGGCTCTGCCCCTGCGCCGAACATCGTGAACAACTTCAACATTACACCGACTGGTCTGCTACCCGGCATCACCGGGACGGGCAGCGACTTCTGGGATCAGGTCGCGCGGAAAGTCTCGCGCGAGCAGGAACGGTTAGGGATTCTCCGTCGATGACGATGTACCTCGGCAACGACCGCAATGTGATTCGCGACGCTGTCCTGTCGGCGCTCAACATCGTGCCGAGCGCTGTCGTCTACCGGACGGACACGGCGGCGAAACTGGGCAGCGGCAGCGTGAGCCTCACCGGCGACTACACCGGCCAGGCCGACGCGAACTACGACGTTGAGATCGTGGACACGGCCGGCACGACGCGGCGGATCTCTGCGCCGAAGTTCGTTGGTGTCGGCAGCGGCCGCATCTCCGACATCGCCGCGACGACGGACCTTGCGGCGCAGACGATCACTGTAACGCTGGAGGACGCGGGCACGATCACCGAGTATGCGCAGGCGCCGTTTCAGGGCGCGACGTTGCGGGCCGCGGCGGCTGGATCGAGCGGCAACAGCATCAGCGTATCGGTGTCGGAGGCTGGCCTGACGGCGACGGCGACGAACTATGCGCTGCGCGAACCGTTGCGCGCCGGGACGAATGAGTATGTCGGCGACCACTGGAACTTCGGCGCCGTCGTCTTGAACCCGGACGGCACGATACCGAGCAATGCGCCGCGCATTCGGTTCGGACACGACCCGCAGGTGTATCGCGCGTATCGCGCGTTCAAGGGCGGGCGCTACGTCTACTCCTTCAGCCCGGCGCCCGTGCGCGACGTGGCTGCTGGTGCTCGCGTCAAGACAGTCACCGGCACGCGCACGATCACGATCACGGACGGCGTGACGCCTGAGACCCACACCAGCATCACCACGCTGTACGACGCGCTGACGAAGATCCGCGACGACTCCGCGCTCGTGACGGTCGTCGGGCCGATCGTCAATGATCGGCTGCCGGGCGGGCAGGCGGTGGTTGATCTGTCGGTGAGGACATCCAGCTACGTGTCCACGGTCGAGGCCGATGGTTCGTCCTACGTGCGCAATGCCGACATCGGCATCACCGTGGCGAGCAATGCGCCGACCGAACTGCTGACGATCGAGTGCAAGGATTCGACGTCGCCGGGGTCTGAGACCTGGGGCGTTCGCGGGCAGGTAAGCGGCGAACAGGCCGATGCCGTGACGGGCGTTGCTTATAGCGCTGCCGGGTACGGGTTCACCATCCCGACGATTGCGCCGCCGCCCGTGCCGAGTTCGAACCGGACTTCAGCGGTGCTTGAGCCGATCGATCGTTCGGAAGAAGAGGAGATTCCGAAGCTCTGTTACGAGAACCTCGTTATTGGCGCGCAGGCACGCGCGAAGACCTACACCTTTATCTGGCGTCGTCGCCCTGGCGATTGCGAGTGTGGCGACATCGATGGCGGTCCGATTGACCGTCTGTTAGGCATTGACTCAACTACGGAGGGCCAAGTGAGCACTCTGCACGAAGACCTGCAAGAGCCTTTCGAGGACTTGTACGGTTGGTACAAGACATTCTCTGCTGGCGTGACGGACATCGAGACCTCGCCGAGCGTGTTCTTCCAATCGAACAGCGGCGCAATTGCGGCAGCGCAGGGGGTCGTTTCGATCTTCAGCGCCGCTCTGCGAAAGGTCGTGGCGGAACTGAACAACGTTCCGGCCGGGACTCAGACGACCTGGGACAGCGCACTGACCTCTGCCCAGACGGATCTGCAGGCGGTCGACACGATTGCCGAGATGGCGACGACTTCGGGCGTGGATGCGTTCCTTGAGCGCTACCGAGCGGCAATGAACGACATGCTCGTCGAAGCGGGTATCGACCCAAATTTTGAGGACGCCGCACTTCAAGGGAATGAAGTGTGGCGGGACTACGGCGAGAATCACTGGTTCGAGAGCCTGGATGGGCTGCTCGCACTACAACCTGGACATTACTACCACAGCGCGAAGATGGGGGCGGACGCGACGGGGCGTGCCGTGCCGGTCTCGACGCAGGAGTTCGGCGTCGGCATTGCGGTCGGGTGCGACCTGAAGGAAGGGGACAAGCTCTACATCCTGATCGACACAGCTGGAGTTGTCCGGGCGACCTATCAGCAAGGTGATCGGATCGAGGTTCAGGTCACGCGGGCTGAGGCGTTGGCCTTGTTCGGTGGCGTGACCGGCGACAACACGCTGACGTTCAGCGTCATTGGCAGCGTGGCCGGACGGTTGGCAGATTATGAGCTGGTGACGACATCTCCGGCTGCGTACAGCGACAGCGGCCTCAGTTTCGAGATCGAGCCCGGCGGCATTCGCTATGCGCTGGGCGACCGCTACACGTTCGACGTCGAGGCCGGGCGGTTCAAGTGGCGGAAGAACGGGGGGTCGTGGTCGAGTGCGACCGACATCGGTAGTGGCACGATCGAGGCGGGCCTAACCGCCGTGTTCACCGGAGGCGCTTCGCCGAGCTGGGTGGCTGGCGATCGATGGTCATTCACGGCCGAGGCGATCAATGGACCTGATCGACTGCGCCAGCCGACGCCTGGGCAACTGGCCTGGACGAGTTCGACGACGGTTGCGATCACGCCGGCTGATGCGAATGCTGACGTGGCTGGCTTGTTGATCGCCGACCACACGATCCCGAGCACCGCGACAATCACGCTGCAGGGCAGCGACGACAATTTCAGCACGACGCCGTTCTCTCAGGTGGTCACCTGGCGCGAGCGGAATATCTGGCTGCCGTTCGCGAAGACCGACTATGCGAAGTGGCGGCTCGTCGTCACTACCGCCGGCTCGATCGATTGGCTGTGGCTCGGCGATTCGCTGCAGATGCAGATCAGCACGGGCGTCGTCGAGCTTGGCCGGCTGCTGAAGCGGCGTCGAATGCCGCGCCTGACGACACGCGCCGGGCTCGGTGTCGAGGTTTCGCATGACGCGCTGACGCAGGCCAGCGTCGATGCGCTGGTTGCGATGCTGGAGCACGCGTGCACGAATGACGATGCGCGCTTCGGAATCGTGCCGAATTCACAAGAGGGCGAGGCAGCGATTGTTCGATTCGCCGCCGAGTCGTTGGAAATCGAGGACGCGAAGGCGTTTCAGCCGCGCGATACTGATTTCCGCTGGCATCGGCTGCACATGACGCTTGAGGCAGCCGCGTGATTTTGCTGCGCATCGCGGGCGACCCGGCGCGGAATTTCGTGCGCAACCGTGAGGCTCGGTCTCTGGCCGAGCCTAAGGAGGCGGCGCACGAACTGCTGGTTGGCGTCTCGCCAATCCGCAGCGGCGACGAGAACGCGAATCTGAGCATCACTCTTCAGAACGCGGCCGGGCAGTGCTCGGCATTGTTCGCAATGCGCCCTTCGACCGGTGCCGCTGCTGTGCTGTACGACGACGCAGGCGAGCGCTTCGCCGGCATCGTCACTGCGATCACCCTGAGTGCTGATAGCTGCACGCTGGAGGTCCAGTCGTGAGGGCGTTGTCGGAAGCGTTGCCGCTGCGCACGACGGCAGTTTGGGGCGAGTACCGGGAAGCGAAGGCGATTCCGCACCGCTACGGCGAATGCGGTGGTGCCATGTTGCAGTACGATCGCCAGCGCACGCAGTTCGTCTGGGCGGATCATGCAGTGCAGTCGGTCGACGAGGTGCTCGTCGGTGGTCAGCCGGCGGGGAATTGGGTCTGGCGCAACACGACGGATTCAACCGGACAGCCGATCGCGCTGGTTGAGTTCGATCAGCCTGTCGACGAGGGCGTGGACCTGCTGGCGCGCGGGCGTGGCAAACTGCACCCGACGCGTGGCACGCTGATCGAGTCTCCGGCCGATGTGCTGTGGGACATGCTGACGAACATCGCCGGCCGCGGCCTAGCCGAAAGCCAGTTCGCCGAGTTCCGCGCTGAATGCGAGCAGGCCGGCATTATCGTTGGCGGCAGTCTGCAGGATTCCGCACAGGCGGCGCGTGGCGCGGCGGTCGATCTGTGCCGCAGTATCGGTGCCCGATTCGCCCCGGACGCGCGCAGGATCGCGTTCCTGTGGCCGGGCGGGGCAGCTGCCACGGCCTCACTCGCGACGATCGAGCCGCCGCACGTGCTCGAGGCGAGGCAGCAGCATGCTGACATCGTGACCGAGCTGACGGTGCGGTATCGGTTCGAGGAGGGCGAGCCGCGCGAAGCGCTGGCCGTCGAGGCGCCGGGAGTGGTTGCACGCTACGGCCGGCGACCGGCTGAGCATGTCGCACCGTGGATCAGCAGCGCTCGCGTCGCACTGTCGGTGGCGACACGCTTACTGCAACATCAGGCTCGGCCGGTGTGGTCGGTTGCGATCAACGGCATCGAACGCGAGCTGCGCATCGGCGACAAGGTGACGCTTGATCATCCCGTTTTGCCGCTCGGCGGGGAACACCGAGTGATCGGGCGAGAGTACGACGCTGAGCTGAAACGCACGGCGGTGTCGATTGCGGTGCCGGTCGGCGATACGCCGGCTGTGAGCCTGGTGCGACAGTCCACTAGGCTGACACCGGAACGGTACGCTGGCGTTTCGGTCGACACGCGGGGCACGCAGCGTCTGCTGACCGTCTATGCGTCTGACGGCAGTCCGGCGGCGGGTGCGGCAGTAGTTCTGGATGGAGCGGTAACGCGCATCGCGGATGGAGCCGGACGCGTCGAGTTCCCCGCGGCAGTGATGCCTGTAGGCGCGCACACGCTGACGATCCGCACTGCAGACGGGGCGGAACTCGTGGTTGGGGTGACGGTGTGACGACGCGTATATTTCGGGCGCAGCGAGTGGCGGGCGCAGCAGCCGGATTGAATCTCTCCGTGCGCATGCCGGCCCCTGGTTCTGGTGCCTCGGCGTGCTCATGCTCGAACATCGATCTCGGAATTGTAGGTGCCGAAGATCCGCTCGTAGGAGCATTCGGCTTCGGGCAAGCGCCGCTGATCTTGGCTGCGACAGGGACGATCTGCAGCGATACGCAATGGGACCTATCTACGGAGTGGACGCCAACGACGGAGGGCGGGGCAGAGCCGACGATCACGGCTGCCGGCAACACCGCATGGTTGGTCAGCGGCACCGCAGCGGGTGAGCTGGTGATCAGCCCTGCGGCGCTGTGCGGCGGTGCAGTGATCACGCTGCCGACGATCACGATCACGATCGGTGCTGCGTTGGGATGGGTCGACGGGCTGCAATTCGTCAACATCTTCAACCCGCAGGCGACATCCGACTTCGAGGTGGTCACGAAGAATGGCACGGACAATATTTCGCTGCAGGTGTTCAACGACCTGTTCTGCTTCCTGCACATCTTCCCCGGGCAGAAGCTGACTGCGATCGATGTCGCCATCGATTTCCTCGCCGAGGCGCGCACATCCTCCGACCAGTACCGCTACTGGCTCCAGCTGCACTCTGATCACCCCACGGGAGACTGGAATCTGTACGACAGCGGCCTAAAGGCGGATGCGGCAGCGGGAACGTTTACGGTGGACGAGGAATTCGAGGTCGCCGACCTCACCGCAGGTGAGTTGTACTTCTACGTCGACTGCGGTATCGCATCGGGCGACGTGACAATGACCTTGCGCCGGCTGCGGTTCTATTTCGAGGCCGCGTGATGAGATGGCAATTCGGCAAGCTGATCACCGGCGTAGGCGCAGATTGCGCTGGGTGTGCTGCGCGGCGTGCGGCAATCCAAGCGGTCGCCAGGCGGATCGTTTCCCGCGTCTCAGCCCGTGAGCCTGCCCAGCTGCAGGCTGGAGGGCATGAGATACGCGACGAAAGCCGAGTGGGCCGAGGCGAAAGCGGCCGAACTCGAATCGAAGGCGCTGGCGATCCCGAGTGAGTGCCGCGGGGCCGGCTATTCGGCGCGTCGGTATGCGCAGGGCATGGACGACCGGGCGCAGCTGTGGCGTGAAGCCGCGCGGTATCGCAGGCTCGCTGAGCGGTACGCCGCGGCAGGGCAGTAGTCGCCGTACGATGGCGGCATGGCAGATGACGACCTCCACTGGGAGCCGCTGAACTACGGACGCCCGAATGGGGACTTGGTGCTGATGCTCGGCAGCACGGTCGTTGCACGCGTTGGTCGGCTCGTTAGCGGCGCGGGCTGGCTGAGTACGGTCGGCGTGCACCGGCAGGACTGGACGCGTCGGCCGAAGGTCGTCGCGCCGACACAGGTCGTCGCGCAGAAATGGGCGGAACGCTGGACACGAGTCAACCTCGAGCGTGAGAAGGCCTTTTTCCCAGTGCCGGTGCGCGGCACGGCCGGCATCATCCGATACGTCTATCCGGATCAAGCGGCGAGTGGATCACCTGCGCCGAAGCGACCGCAGTACACAGACCCGGGCGGTATTTAGCCCCCCAGGTCACGCAGCTCACGGCGCGTTCTGCGTGGTCCTGGCGGCCTCGGTCAGTGCGCGCTCGACGCAGGCGCTGGCGGTCGATGCATATCCTGACGCCTGCAGCCGCTGCAGTGCGGCCACGCCCTCTGCTGACAGCGTGACCTGTACGAGCGTAGCGCCGGTCTTGCGCAGGCGCTCACGGCGCGCCCGCTGGCGTTGGGCCGGGGTCATCGGGCGGCCGTCAGTCACGGCGGTATACCTCGTCGATCCAGGCCCACGCGATGCAGCGCTCGCAATCGCCCAGCCAGTGCACCGCCGGGTGCGGTTCCGGCAGGCATGCGGGCAGGTGCAGCAGTGCGGCGAGCCACGGCGCAGGCGGTAGATCGTCGGCGCGAGTAGCGAGCGCAGGGATCGCATGCAGCTGACGCCACAGGCCCGCCCCGGCCCTGGCCTGCATCGCCAGCGCGATCGTCACCAGCGCCGGCCCCTGTGGCTCGCTGATCGCCCAGACGGCCACGTGTCGGCTCGGGCGCTCCGACTCGACGATCCGGCGCAGGATCATGAGCCCGGACGGCGAGGGGAATTCGGCCTCGCCGGCGCGCTCGCACTCCGCGACCACCGGCCGCAGCTGAGCGAGGAGATTGTCGGAGACCTCCTCGCGCGAGGACCGCCGGACGTGGCCAGATGTGAGCGTGACGTGATTGAGGTACACGATTACTCGATCTCGATTCCGACGCGCATGGCGTCCGCGCGCGTCAGGACGATGCCCTGCGGGTGCTCGTAGCGAGCCGACAGGCTGGAGCCCACCGGATAGACGTCCGCGTCCAGGCGCGTGACAGCCTCGCCGGTGCTGGTGTGCAGCAGGTCGACGTCTCCGTCAGCGTTGATCCGACCGAAGTACTCAGGTTTCTGGTTGTTCATCTGGGTATCCTGCATTCCGGGAGGTGACCACCGGCGTCGGCCGGTGGTCAGGGTGATGTGGCAGAGCCTCACAGGACCGTCTCAGTCGACGTAGGTCAGGGACTGCGTCAGTCCATCGAGCGCGTACACGCGCCACTCGTTGCCTTCAGCGTCGGTGCCCCACGCGTCCAGCACGGCGTCGGCCGTGTGCTCGACATAGTCCTCCAGCCCGAGGGGCTGCAGTTCCTCGATCATGGCTTCAATCTTGGTGTCGATGCCGGAAAGGGTTTCGTCGAGAGCGACGCGGGCAATGCAGTCGTGGCTGATTGAGCGGCGGACAGCGGCGGCGGCGGTGGTGTATGCGTTGGTGCTCATCGTCTTGCTCCTCCGCCTGTAGACCCCGGCGGACAGGTGGTCGGTATCGACCGTGGAGATAGTCTAGCGCGTGACATGTCACTGTGCGCTACCGTTCGTCGGCTGAGTCAGATTGCACCAGGCGTCGGCACCGGCTATGATCGGCGCCGCTCGCCGGGGGTGAGCACGATCAGGATCGGCTCAGTCAGATAGAGCACGGAGCGCGCCCCCGCTACCACAATTGGCTGACACGCGGCGACCTCGGCGACGGGGTCGCCGCTGTCGTTTTTGCGGACCGTGATTCGCTCGCCGATCAGCGTCCGCAGTGCTTGCCGAGCGCGTGCGTGGTCGCGAGTGCGGTCGGCGATATCACGCAGCAGTCCGCGCCACAGGTCGCGCAGGCCGGGCAGGATCTGAGCTGGCTGCACTGCAGCTGCACTGATCGCTGCCTGTGCCTCAGATACTGCAGTCTCCGCGGCGATCAGCTCGGCGCGGGTGCTCGGCGTGATGATCCCGGCCCGCAAAGCGGCGAGGATGTTCTCGCGCGTGCGCTCGGCATCCGCGAGCCGGCGCTTGGCGCCATCGATATCCGGCGCTGCTCGACGCAATGCGGAGGCGACACTGCGACGCAATTGGGCCATTGCAGCGGGGCTGAGCAAGCGCTCCTGTATGCCCGCGAGTAATGCGGCCTCGGCATCCCGGCGCGCGAATCGCAGCGTGCTGGTGCACGTGCCGCGGTCCTTCGCTGTGGCGCAGCCGTAGCGGTAGCGGTCGATGATGACCATGGGACCACCGCAATCGCCGCATCGCAGGATGCCGCTCAACAGATGCGTGCACGGACGACCAGCACGACTGCTTGCTGTGTCGCGCGAAACTCCGGTTAGGCGCGCTTGTGCGGCTGACCATGTCGCGGCGTCAATGATCGCCAACTCTGGATGCTCTGTCGTGATCCACTCGGCAGACGGACGTTCCTGCCGCACACGCCTGCCGGTGTCTGGGTGCTTGACCCAGCGCGAGCGATTCCAAATCTGGCGACCGACATAGATCGGGTTAGCCAGGATGCCGATGCCGCGTCGGTGGTCTCCGTAGATCGCGGTCATCGCCCACGTCGAGCCACGCGGAGGCGGCACGCGGTCGCGGTTGAGTCCGGCCGCTATCTGCCTCGGACTGCGGCCTGCGATGTACTCGGCATAGATGCGCCGCACGACGTCAGCACGGGCCGGATCAATCTCGCGCTGCCCTACACCCGCCACGCGGTAGCCGTACGGCAGGCCGCCAGCGCTTGCCCCGCTGAGCGCTCGGCCTGCGAGGCCGCGGTGCGTCTTGTCGGCCAAGTCGTCCAGATACAGCTCGGACATGAGCCCGCGGAGCCCGACGTCGGCTTTGTGCGACTTCCGCCCGGTATCAACGCCATCCGACACGCCGATCAACCTGACGCCGGCAAACGTGAGTCGCTTGACCGCCTTCGCTGATTCGATACTGTCTCGGCTCAGACGTGATAGGTCGTCGACCAGAATCACGTCATAGCGTTGAGCCTCGGCCAGCAGAGATCGATAGCCCGGCCGGTCTGCACGCGCGCCGCTGATCGCAGCATCGGTGTAGGCAACAGGATCAGGCCAGCCCTGTCGGGCGCAGTAGGCGCGGCAGTTGCGGAGCTGGTCGTCAAGCGACGCTTCGCGCTGGGCATCGCTGCTGTACCTGGCATAAGCCGCGACTCTCATGAGTATCGGAACGACCTAAGTAGATGCTTCCAGCCCGGCTTCCCTTTGTGCTTCATCTGCCAACGAATATGCGCAGGGCATCCGAAAAATAGATGGCGTATCTTGCTCTGGTTCCCAAGAAAGATCGGGAAGGTGAATGAACCGTATGGTTCGGCATTGAGATGGAGAGGCTCGCGTTCAACCGAAATCGAGATCTGAACTAAGCCCTCCAATTCGACCGGTTTGCCAAGAGTTCCGTCCGAGTTGATCGGCTGGAAGATGGCTTTTCCGATGGGCAACACGTAGGACATGCAACGGCTCCAAGCTAGTAGGGCAGCCTACGCCGCAGCGTCCAGATCGGGCAACGGCACAGGATTCGTACGCGGCTCACGCCCAGCCTGCTGCGATGCCGGCTGCGCTGTCAGATAATCCCGCACGAGAATCTCGGCCAGCGCGTCAATCAGCTCAATCTCGGCAGGTAGAAGCGGGGCGCTCATTGTCAGTGCACCGCGATCCGGTCCAACGGGCTCAGCGTGCCGATGCCTGGCCGCTGCATCACGTGCGTGTAAATCTGTGTCGTGCTCACGTCGGCGTGGCCGAGCAGCTCCTGCACGGTGCGGATATCGGCACCGGATTCGAGCAGGTGCGTAGCGAAGCAATGGCGTAGAGAATGCGGCGTTACTCGCTTCTCGATGCCGACGTATCGCGCTGCGTCGCGTAGAGCGCGCTGGACTGGCCTAGCATCGAGATGATGCCGACGGACGCCGCTGCCGTCTGGGATGCGCTGATATGTCCGCGTGGCGAACAGCCATTGCCACGGCCATTCATATCGAGCGCGTGGATATTTCCGTGCGATTGCATCGGGCAGTTCAACGTCGACCATGCCGCGCTCGATGTCCAACTTGTGCAGATGTCGTCTGAAGTCGAGCTGCAGGCGCAACGCGTGCTTGGTCGACTCGGGCAAGCAAGTGATCCGGTCCTTGCCGCCCTTCCCTTGGCGCACGGTGATGATGTTCCGCTGCATGTCCACGTCTCCGACGCGCAGCCTCAAGCACTCCATCACGCGCATCCCCGTTCCGTAGAGCAGCCGGCAGATTAGGCCAGGGGTGCCGGCGATGTGCGACAGCAACGCCTGTGTCTCCTGCACGGACAGCACGGTCGGAAGGTACTGGCGCGGCTTTGCGCGGGTGATGTTATCGAGCCAGGGTAGGGCGACCCCGAGCACTTCACGGTATAGGAACAGCAGCGCGGCGAGCGCCTGGTTCTGCGTGCTCGGCGATACGTGCTGATTGACTGCGAGGTGCGACAAGAAAGCCTCTACCTCTTCAGCCGCCATATCACGAGGCGGCCGTCCGCCGTGGAAGCGGACGAACTGCACGGTCCATGCCCAGTATGTTCGCTCCGTTGAGCGAGCATAGTGTTTGGCTCTGATGCGATCGAGGAACACACTGTGCAGTGTGACCTTTGTCGTGATATTGGCGGCCATGTCTGGCTACTCAATGAGTTACGGATCAGTCCGGTTCGTTATGCGGCGAACCCGCCGCAGAATTGGCGTTATCCGACCGGCCGATCGCCTTCGCGATGGCGTTTCGAGCGGCAATGACTTCTTGCTGCGATTCCTTCTCCTCGTCACTGAGGAAGCTCGTATAGCCGTAGCCGTCAAGTAGTGCGACGAGCGCTGCCAGCAGATCGGGCGCAGCCGAAATTAGACGTGCGTCGCCAAGCACCTCTGCATCAGCGCCTCGCGATGCACGGAAAACCTCTCGGCCGCATGGCGCGTCAACCGTTATCTCCCGCGCCATTACATGGACTTTCCACGGCCCGGGCGTATGCCGGATAACTATGGCTTCGAGCGGCGACTGTTTCGTATCTGCGTTCATGGTTGATCCTTCGCGGCGTCGCCGCTCAAGCCGGCGTTGTATTGCAATCCGAGCGCCTTCGCGGCCTTGGCCTCATGGTGCCGGCAGTGCAGCAATGCCTCGTCATGGAACCCATGCTCAATTGCATCTGCGGTTAGGCTCAGCCCGCCGAGCAGACACAGAAGCTCGGAGCGTAGTCGCACAATCTCAGCGCGGCACTCGCTCGGATTGGTTGGCAGCGACCGTAAGCAGTCGTAACACATGGTCTCGCCGTTCATGAACGTCGGCATGTGCCCCGTCGCCTCACAGTAATCGCACTTTTTAATCGGTGGTTCGCGCATTGGCGCCTCGCGTTGCAATACAACTATGCGTTCAAAAAGGACCGCGCTGGTGTTAGGTCGCTTCGTCCGGTTGCCCCGGCGCGCGGCCTTTTAACGCGGCGTTATCCGGCTCTTCATCCAGCTTGCGGCCTTCCGCTTCCCAGTCCACCAGATGCCACCAGGCGATCTCAAAGCACCGCTGCGGTGTGCGGAACGGAAACCCGCGCAGGTTCTCCATGTGTGGCTTGCGACGGCATCGCATCCACGGGGGGCCGTACTCAGGACCATCGCTGTCGTCAAACAGCCCTTCGCAGTTCTCGCACGTCGCAGGCACTGGGTTTCCCGCATGGTCCAGCGCAAGCGGGATAACTGTGCGTTGAACCGGACCGCTCTTAGGCGTCGATTCCATACCTAACCCTCGGTTTCGCGGCCGGTTGACGCAGCGTTATGCGTCTTGATCGGTTGAACATCGACCACGCGATAGTTCAGCACGTGGCGCTCATCGACTCCGCAGCAGATACATGCAACCACTTCCGCGCCTTCGCTGTGTAGGCTTTGCCTTGCCGGGGTTTGCACTGGCACATCAACCCAACTATTCGAGTGCAGCCGCCCAATTACCTTGTGCACATACATCTCGTTTGGAACGCCATAGCGCTTTTGTTCAATCAGTGCGTAATCACCAAAGTCCATGTCTTCTCTTTCTTCGTAGTCACCCAACCGCATAACTATGCGTTTGACCGACCGCCACTGGCATTCGGCGCGTTGTCTGCGCCGCGCTGGCGGTCGTTCAACGCGGCGTTCGGCGCCAATCTCAACTTCCCCTCGGCCCTCCACATTCGGAGAAGCCGGAGGTCTTCGATTCTGTAGTACCAGCCTCGGTGCTTCCCATGGATAGCGACGACCACTTGATACGTGTCGACGATTGCGCGAATGTGAAGTGTGCAGTTGTTTGGATTGCCGGCTGAAAGTCGCAGCCGGTAGGCGCGCCCGACGATAGGGGTGAAGTCGTCAGCGCCCCGTGCCATGGTTAAAACTGCTCGCAGCCGGGCGCCACATGCTCGTTATCGACTGGCGGTTGCGGCGGCGGCGGCAGTTCCAGCCCGATGCCAATACAGCCCTCCTCCGGGTACTCGGTGGAATAAACGACATAACGGTAGTGAGAAACAGAATCCGGGTCAGTTTCCTCGCCTTCGTTTCTCGCACCTTCCGGCGGGTAGGCGGCGATGGTGAACTCTGCATCGAGTTCGTCGTCGGTCGGGGTGGTAGCGTCATCGATCATCAGCCCGGCAAAACGGGCCAAGTCGCGGATTTCTGCAACGGTCAAGGTAAGCATTATTTATTCCTCATGGCTTTGGTCTGTCGTGTTGGCGCCGAACTATGCGTTTAACCGGACGCCGGAAAAGTATCTGGCTTCGAGCCAGCGTCCGGGCCGGCGCCGGTTAACGCGGCGTTAGCCATCAATGGCAGCCAATGCGTCGGCCAGCGTTTTGCGCACAAGGCTCAGCGCCTCAGCCTTCGCTTCGTCGGCGCCTTTGCTGTTCAGCGGTTTCCCGTCAAAGAACGGGGAAGCGTTCAATACCCAAACGTCCGGCGGGTGGTAAATGTGCCGAGTCACCACCACCCGCAACAAGCCGGCTTCTGATTGGTATGTTCTTGGCGTGCGATCAGTCTCGCCCTGCCGTCGGCTCGTGATGTCTTTCCACTGCATGCTACGTTCCTCGTGTTGATGACTAACTATGCGTTTAACCGGACGCCGGAACGTTGCTCGGCTCATCCGGGCCTTTCTTGCCGGCGCCGGTTGGCGCGGCGTTGTACGTCATAGCATGCTCTCCTGCACCGGCGGGGCTTCAACAGCAGGCAGCGGCAATTCCTGGCGTTGCCGCGCGCCAGTTATGCGTGGCACCGCGATGCCGTTGAAGTATTCGGCCTCACGCTCGATGCCAATGAATCGCCGCCCCTCGATGTGCGCAGCTTCGCCTGTTGTCCCGCTTCCCATGAAGCAATCCATAACCATGTCGCCCGGCTTTGTTGTCAGCCGGATAAGGTGGCGCATAAGGTCTACGGGCTTTTCGGCTGCGTGCTCGGTAGTCTTGTTGTTTCCCGCCATCCACTTGCAGCGGTAAATGTCGGTTGCGCTCCGATTCTCGATTTTGGCTTTCGGCATGCCGGCGAGAAACACAACTTCGTACGTCGGCCGGAGTTGGCGCGGCCCAGCAGGGCCGATCCATTCCTTGTCCCATATCAGCAGTGAATCCACAGGCCACTTGATCTTGCTAAAGGCATAAAGCAGCGTAGGTATGCTGCGCCAGTTTCCGAACACGCAGGCATACCCTTCTTGCTTCAATGTCCGGCGCGCACGTTTCAGCCACTCTGCGAACCACCATGCGCTATTTCCCATGTCGGCCCAACCGCCGGCCTTCGCGCTTGCGTCGCCAGTGGAGATTGCGCCTATCATGTATGGCGGGTCGGTTATAACGGCGTCAACGCTCATTGGCGGCAGTTCCGCCATAACGTCAAGGCAATCGCCGTGCCACAGTTCCGCATTTCCAATGATTACTTTTTCGGCCATGTCGTGGTTACGTACAACTATGCGTTCAAGCCGACCCTGCGGAGTCAGCGGTGTCGTTCTGCCCGTTCGTGGCCGCCGCAGGGCGGCTTAACGCGGCGTTAGCGGGCATTGATTGCGTTGCCGCAAGTGTTGGCGGCGACGGCTTTAGCGTGGAAATGGTCGCCATCTCGCTTCATTGTCCGCGCATACTCGACCGCCTTCTCAAAGCACACCTTCGCGCACGCCTCGCGCTCGGCCTTCACCTGCCGGGCAACTTCGGCGTGGATCGCAGCAAGCGTTCGCTGCGCTAATCCGTCTTCGGTGTCATGGGATCGCCCTTCCTCGCCCTCTGCGTAGGCGGCATCCCAGTAGGTGCTTAGTAGTTCATCAAGCGTCATTGCATCGCCCTCTAACTATGCGTTCGACCCGCCCCGACCATCCGGCGCAGCATCGTCTTTGGCCTCGCCCTCGGGGCGGTTCAACGCGGCGTTGAGCGTCATCGGCAAGCGTCCTGCATATTCAGGAAGCGAATAAGCCCGCCCCTATCAGTGGGAACGTCTATCCGTTCTATGCCGCTCGGCTCTTTGTATCGCTCAGGGTCTGACGCCAGGTATTCACGAAGCTTTCTTGCAGCGTCACGGCGGCTCGAAAAATATTCGATGAGCCGCCCATCCACCATTGAGCCTTCGTCAATGCACCAGATTCGCCATAACTTCATGTCGATGTCCTCGCAGTGACGCCCAACAAGCCGTTTAAGCGGGCTGCCTGTATGCGTTTCGCGCAGCCGACCAACTATGGGTTTGAGCGGCTTCTGTTGTGCCTTGCTCATGCTTGCTTCTCCGTGTCGCCGATCAAGCCAGCGTCAATGGCCGTTCCTGATGCAACGTCAACAATTAAGCGAAGGCGATTGCGATGTGTCTGAGCTTCTGTCCGGAGCCGGATAATCTCGTCGGCAGCTATCCTCAGCTGAGTTCGCAGGGCCTCCTTCCTCGGTTGCTTGATCCGCCTGGGCAACTTCGGGAACAGATCGGATCCGCGGCTCACGCATCAACTCCGAGATAGCGCAGATCAATCTCATCGACCTTGTTGCGCAGCATGTTCCGTGCTCCGCGAACTACCCTAGCGATCGTTAGTCGACTCTCAAAATCGGAGAACGTCGCGAGGCCGAGATTGACCTTTCCGGTCAAGTCTCGACGGAACAGGCGATAGACCAGAATGCGTCGGTCTGGATCGAAGAGGCGCCCCCAACTGAATCGGCTCGACTTGCCCGGCTGGCGCGGGATGAGTTGTCGGTTACGCATTCGCGAAATCCATCTCTGCAATCGGTGTATTGAAGAGGTCTGGCGTGTAGGGGGTGCGCTGTTGCGGATCTGGCGGAGCGAGTCCGCACTTGTCAGGTGTGTCGCACTCAATCTTCCCTGCACAGATGAAGCAGTCGCCAGTCAGGTTCATGCGGTCGCTCGTATGGTTGGACGCGCTTGATAGGTGCGCGGACGATGGGACGGGGGTTCGCACAGTTCTGCCCACGTGCGTCGCCCATAAAAGCGGAGGCGGCCTTCCAGCGTGGAGTCCTTTACGCTCGCGGGGACTCGGCTGCGGATCTGGGTGAACGTCATCAGCTCACCATCGATTTCGTAGACCGTGGTCTTGCGTGGGACCGTGAGTCCTTCAGCTTCGATCCAGCTGCGCACTGTTCTCCGCGGGATGCCGAGTGCGGTGCTGACCTCCGACAGTGACGCGCCGGAGACGAAGCGCTGGATAGCGCGATCGCGGCATTGATCCGGCCATCCCTTGCGATGTGGCGCCAGCTTCACGCGCGCTCGCGCTGCTGCGCGGCGGACAGAATCAACGCTGCGGCCCGTCTTGCGAGCGATCTGCGCAGCGGTCAGGTCTGGTCTGAGCAATGCCACCTCGGTGGTCTTCCAATGCCGCATGTTCATGCCGGCACCTCGAACCGTTCCGGCAAGTGTTGCTGAGCGAAGCGGTAGAAATCCGCTGCCAGCACCGCGCAGTCGTCGGCGAGCCCTGGATAGCGGTGCTGTTCCAGCCGATGCCCGCCGTGAACGACATAGTGCGATTCGTCGGCGCTAGCGTTGATGTCGCGAAGCATCGTGTCAGATGCTTCTCGCACTTCGAAAACGTTCCAGCGGAATCGATCGGCTTGGAAGAGTTCTAGGTACAGGCGCCACTGGTAGCCGGCGAAGTAGCCTTCGGCGTCCATCTGCGCAGTCGTCTTGTGATCGTCGATGCGGCGGCCTAGGATGCTGTCGACTTGGCCGCTGACACTCAGGCATCCGCCATCGACTATGTATGCCTTGCTGGCTCGGAGTTCTCGGATCAGTGGCAGTTCGAGTTCAATGTCGGCTTGCACATGGAACACGAAGCCATTGGCGCGCAGCGTGTCGAACTCGCCAGGCTCGGCCAGTTCAAGCGCGCGATGGAACGCAGTGCCAGCGGCCATGTGCTCGCTCGGCCGTTCCTGCCCGCGCAGGTGTGCGAGCAGGGCGTCGAGACTGGCGTCGTCATCCTCTCGCCAGCGGCGGAAGGACTCCAGTTCCGAGACGCGCGCAAGCATGGCTTAAGCGGCCTTTGCCGGCGCTGCATAGCGCGCTGCGGCCTTGTCGAAGGCCAAGCCTAGCTTGGTGGCTCGGTCATGCAGGAGAGCCGCTACGGTCTTCCCAGCGGCCTTGGCGTCGACGATGGCGGCGTTGATCGAGTCGGCATCTTCCATGCCGGCAATGTCCGCGCGCCAGCGCTCGAGCGTTTCCTGCGCTGCGCGCTGTTCTTCGGTCAGCGTGTTGAGCCGATCCTTGGTCTGCTGGATTACGCTGGCGAGGAAGCCGGCGAACTCCGGGCGGTCGCAGTGCGGAATCTGCAACGCTTCCAGCTGGCCAGGATTCTTCCCGAACGCCGCATCGCTCGGTGAGAAATTCAGGACGCGCTGACCGTTTCGGATCGTGATCCGCCCCATCGCATCAGCTGCTTTGTAAATCTCGCCTTTGCTGCCGCCCTGAACGTCGAGCCGTTCAATCACTTCGTCGCCGTTGCGCTGCTCGTCCATGTGCGCGATCAGTACGACATCCTTGCCGAAGCCGTTCAGCAGCTTGAGGAACGAGATGAACCGCGCCTTGAGTTCGCCGAAGCCCTGCAGCGTCAGTGCGCCGCCGCGTCCCAGCTTCGCGTTCCCGCGAATAATGTCGGCGGCTAGAACGTCAAGCGCTCTGCCGGCCGTGTCCATGATAATGGTCTGAAAGTCGGCCAAGTCGTCCGCGGTGATGTTTGCGACATCTTCCCAGCGATCGACCAGCACAGCGTCTTTGCGGCCGTGTGCGCGATGCGCACCGCGGTCGAAGTCAAGCAGCAGCGGGCGATCTGCGGTGAAGGCGAGGGAGGTCTTGCCCAGCCCTGGTGGGCCATAGATGACGATGTTCAGGCGATCGACGCGGATCGGGTCTGCGGCGCGGACGATTCGGAGGGACATGATTGATTCCTGTGTTGGGGTGGATGCGGGCCGGTCGCTAGCCGGCGTCCTTGTACTTCGGGCGGACTCGGGTTCCCAAGGTTGCGTGCACCCTACGGAGCACTCCCGACCTCGATGCGCGGGTTCAGCGGGAGCCCCCACCTATGCCGTCATCCGTGTCTGTAGTCCCGCGTGTCTGCATATCCACGCCGCCGCATCCGTTGATCGTTACGCCGCTTGCTGCAGTTCAGCCACTGGCGGGAGGACGCTGAGTTCGATGTCGCGCTGCTGCAGGCTGCACAGCACGCCCTGCTCGTGGACGTCGGGATGGACCGCAGCCGAGAACGTGATCGCAACCGAGCCGCCTTCGAGCGGTTCGATGACGAAGCGCTTCAGCGTCGCGGCCTCGAACGTCAGCACGTCGGACAAATCCAGCCCTGTGTGGATTTCGAGGCGATAGCCCGGCCACTCATCCTGCAGGCGCAACGGTTCCAGGCGCGGGAACCGAACTGCGGTCAATTGCTCAGGATCAAGCAGGTCTTGCTGGTCGCCGAGACGCGGCTTGCGAAACAGTGCGGCGCGCAGTTCCGGGTCGATCGAATCGAGGATGCCGCTGTTCGCATGGAGTTCGAACTTGATATCGCCGGCATCTTCGAGTTCGTCGCCGCAGCGTTCCTTGCGCGGGTTATAGTTCGCGAGCTTGGTCTTGACTTTCGTCAGCTCGAACATGGCGTTAGCCCTCGGCCTGCGATTCGGTTGCCGGCTCGTCGACAGCCTTCTCGATCTCGACACCAGCGCGGGCCAGATCGAACACCGCCGATTGATTCGCGACACTGACGACGAAGCGGCTGCGCGCGGCGAAGTTCAGCGCTTGCTGTTTGTTCGCTGCGCTGATCAGGCGCGGCTTGGCGTCAAGCGTCAGCTTGTCCTGTACGGCGTAGAGTCGGGTGGTTGCGTTTCTCATTGGTGCTCCTGTGGGGCGGGGAAAAGCGGAACCAGAGATCGGCTCCGCGGGATCGGAAGGTGAGTCAGCCGAGGTGGCAGGGTGCTCAGAGCGGCCTGTATACGCGTTCCGGCCTTTGCCCTTAGTGCATGCTCCGGGTCGCGCGCCAAGCCTGTCCTACGCAGTTGCAGGCGGTATGCCGCGGTTCGGTCAATAACGGTTGTGCTCATGCCGGCTTCCACGTCCAACTACGCGCATGTCCTGCTCGGCCGTGCCGGTTCCATTCGCGAAGCACGACGCCTGCCGCTTGTTCGGGGGTGCGCGCCCATGCGAGGGACTCGTACGTCTTGCCTGTGCTTAGGTTGAGCGTGATGCGATAGGCGTTCACGCGGCCCCCGGTAGATCGTCGCTGCCGATGTTGATCGCTGCATCCACGGCACGCCGAGCAGCGCGATCAACCGTCTCGCCAGCGCGGAAGAACTTGGCAGCGGCACGTGACGCGCCGCAGGCGAGGGCACGGCATCCGTACTGGATCATCCGGTTGTGCGCTATTCGCCGAGCGGCGAACTCGCGAGCTTCCTGCAGTTCGTACGGACCAGGGCCTGCATTGGCGTTGGCGGGGCGGAGCAGGGGGACGATCGTGCTCATCCTTTTTTCCTCAGTGATGCAGCGTTGATCAGTTCACGAACTGCCTTCTTTTGTTGAATCGGCCACCTGAGATACGTCGAGACTCGCTTTGAAGACCAGTCGAATTGATCTATGAGCGATTCAGCGAGCGTTGTGGCGGCGCTAATGGAAGGGAGATAGCGGTCAATTGCGTATCCGGTCGACACGTGCGTTAGGGTCAGGCACGTTGGGTCGCCGATGGTCTGGTGTATGGCGACCGGTCCTACGTATTTCGCTACTTCGACGCTTCGAATACTCGACCGTCTGCGGTTGATCGGCGAAAGCGTGCACACCTCGATATATTTCGGCGTGCTCATGCGGCTTCCTCGAACAGGAACAGTCCGGTGCCGTCGCGATACTCACGAAGCAACTGCGCTTCAGCGATTTCGCGGCAATGCGAATCCAAAGCTGCGTCGAACTTCTGCGCGAACGGCAGCAAATCGCCGTTGCGCAGCAGGGTGTAAAGCTCGCCGGACGCCTCGCGGCTCATCTGGCTGTGCCAGTCGCCCATCAGCATGTCGACGGCATCGGAACTCAGGCGCGCTCGAATCTGCGCGGCTCGGGCAGAGACATAGGGCTGGATCGCTTCGTGCGCCGCGTCCTGCGTCGCTTCGGCGATGGTGCGGTCGGCGTAGGGCTGTTCGAGCCAGCGATCGTGTGCGCTCACTGGCGCGCCCCCAACCAGCGGGACACTTCAGATGCTGCGCGTTTCGACAGCCAGATAGCCGTGTCATCGATCCATAGAGATCCGCCATCGACTCGGCAGCGGTTGCCGATCACGAACACAATCGAACAGATCATCTTGGTGCGCGACGTATACAGCCAGGCGTGATATCGGCAGCGGTCATGCCCGGTGTCGGTCAACGTCAGCGTATATCTGCCATAACAGAATCGCTGCTCGGCGCGCTCGCGAATCTTCGCCGGCACAGCGTTATCGACTTCCGCCAGGATCGCATCGCGCTCTGCGCCAGTCGCCAAGTAAGCGCCCGGATTCGCCGCCAGCGTCGCATCGATCATGGCGCGGCAGTCGCACACATGGAGCGGGCTGCCGTCCGCATCCATCACGACGGCCATATCGGTGTCGGGCGTGTACTCGACCTGCCCGAAGGGGATCTGGCGTGACCTAACGCCTGCGGCTCGCTGGGCAACAGTGAGCGCGCTCATGACGCGCTCCGCAGCGCCAACGCGATTCGGAGCAGATCATTGGTCGGCTTGCCGAGTAGCGCGCTCATGGGCACGCCCTTGCGGTTCAGTCGGTGGCGAATCAGCACCCGCAGACGCGCCGTTCTCGGCCACAGCGGGCGGCGGTTCGGGGGGATCGTGAATACTCGCATCGCCTCTTCCTCGTCCCGGCGGGGTAGGCCGGGTGAGGTAAGCATCACATAGCGTGATACTGGCTGTCAACACGTAGCGTGATATTTCGGCGTAGACTCATCCTACCCCCGCCATCCCGGCGGTCAGGAGAGGGTCATGCAGGTGAACAAGTCAGGGCGGCATCTGGCGCCGCCGAATCGCCGGAATCCGATCAGGATGTGAGCTGAAACAGCGCTTCTCGGTCTTAACGCCTTCTCTACCGAGCATTGCCTGCATCACCTGCGTGAAGTTCGCTCACCTGCATCGCCTGCTGAAGAATGTTGCGCCTGCATCACCTGCAGATTTATCATGCGCCTGCATGCCCTGCAGGAATCAACATGGCGAACATCAGTAGCAAGCTAGACAAGGTACTTGCAACGCACACCCGAGTCGTAGAGAACGGTCTGGTTTCTCCAGGCAACCCATTGAAATATAAGAACTATGCGATCTCGACGCTTCGAGGCGGTGTTGGGAAGTCAACGCTGGCCTTCAACCTGGCCCACGAAATTTCTCGATTGCGGCCAATCCTCGTCGCTGATTTGTGCGCGCAGTGCAACCTTACCGAAACGCTGCGCCGAGACAGCGAGAATGAGGTGACGGTGCTGAGTGCGCTCCAGCCGAAGCTGCTCGGCCCTGCGTTCGGAGATGCTCCGTCCGACTTGTCTTACCGGATCAGCAACACTTGTGACGCCTTCAAGACGGCCAAGCCGAGCTACCTGATCCCTGGCGATGCGCAGATGTTCGCGTTCCCGTCGACGATGTATCAGCAGCTCCAGATCGCGAACGCGCAGGAGAATCCTCTGGCCGTAAAAAGGCTGCTGGAGTCGCTGAAGTCGGTCCTAGACCACGAAGCAAAGGAAAAGGGCGCAGCCGGGGTCCTGATGGATACCAGCCCGTTCTATGCGGGTGGCACTCATTTGGCATGGTGCGCGGCGGACGCGCTGATCATTCCGGTGCGCGTCGACGAGCACTCCATCGACTCACTGGAGTTGACTCTAGAGTTGCTGACCAATCCAACCAAGGACTTCCAGGTCTGGAATCTACGCGCAGGTGGGCGGCCGACACCGAAGGTCGCGGCCATTGTCATGACAATGGTTGGGTCCAAGAGTCAGCTGCGCGCAACACCGGACAAAGCGTCGCGCATGTACGTCGAGCGGGCGCTGGAAATCGCGCACAAGTACCCGCACGCATTCGATCATCTCGACCCATCGGATGCCTTCGTGATTACTGACGATTTCGTGTCATCTGGTCGTATCAGCGGCGCCAAGAGCATTCCGATTTCTAAGCTCAAAGTTGGCAGCTTCCACATGGTGGATAACCGTCGACTACAGGTGAATGCATCTGCCGAACGGTATCAGCGCGAGCTGGCGTACCTCGTCAGCATAATTTGATCTTAGCGGCCCAGCTTTTCTGGGCCGCCTTATTTTCCTTACAGTGTTGACGATCAGTGAAGGCGAGGCCGTAGACCTCGCCGGGTGATTACTTCCACAACGCTGATCAGAGTCAACGCCCGCTCGAAGAGGTGGCCGCGGGTCATTCGGCAAAGTTGTCGATCTGGCCATCTGCGTAGAGCACCTTTCGGGGGAACAGGACGGTGCGAAGGCTTTGCAGATCAGCGTTCCTCAGCTTCGTGTGCTCCGGCTTGAATTGGTTGAAATCAAGCTCGCCATCCCATTTCAGTTCACCACGCGCCGGCACGGGGTCGTTGATCTCAACCTTCGCTGAGATGACCTCGTTACCAAGTAGATCCTCGAATCTGAGAACTCCATCGAACGCACGCAAAGCACGGTCCGAACTGTTTCGGAAGGTGACAGCGAATTCAACCGCGTCAGAAATGGACGGCGTGGCTGTGTAATCGCTAGGTCGCCATCGCTTCGATATCAGTGTCGCCGTTATGAATTGCGCCGGCTTAGTCGGCGCAGGCGGCAGGGCTGGTGCTGAAGTGCGAGGCGAATAATCCAGTCCAGGAAAAGCGCTCACCAATGCCTGCCGCATCTCGTACTTGATGTGCTCTCGGCCCGCGAAATACCCGGCAATGAAGATCGCGAGGAAGATGGCGCCTTTTCGGATGATCGGAATTGGTATCTCCACTGATTGCCTGGCCTTTGCCGGGGCTGCGCTTGTTGTTCTCAGCCGAGCCTCTTCGACACGAGTGTAGATCGCGCCGCACTTCGGGCACGCAGCAAGCGGATCGTCGGCGACGTCGGCCTCGTGGCTGCACTTCAGGCATTTCTTGTGCATGGCTGTCCCCCCTGAAGGGCCAGCCGGCGCAGCTTCGTCCTACTCTCTACTCGGTAGGCCGCGAGTGCCCGAAGGCGATGGCTGCCGGTGGCCGATTAAGACCAGGGCCGGTTCTCCCAACTGCCGATCCAGCGCACCCGGCCCAGGATGCTGATCGGATGTCGCTCATCATCCATCTTCCGCGGCTTGCGCCAGTTATGGTCGCCCGCCGGGTTGAGTGCGTCGAAATACACGTCGTCGCCGAACATTCGGCATCGCTTGACACTGTACTCGGTGCCATTGATGCCAGGGCAGCAGATTACGAACAGATACTCGTCCATCGGGCGAGTGTCGGCCATGTCAAACATGATTGCGTCGCCGGGCTGGATGCGCGGCAGCATCGAATCGCCCTTGCCGTACATGATCGCTAATGAACTTGGCCGCAAGCGTTGCCTAGCGAGGCTCTCGGCGCGGAACTTCAGCTTGTGTGTCTCGGCCCACTCCTGAGCCTCTTCACCGTCGCCAAGGCCGACCGCCTGCGCGTAGCCGAGCACGTTGTCCCAGTCCTGATCGTCATTGGCTGCGGTCTCTCCGAACAGTTCGCCAATACCGCACTGGAGTTCAGCAGCGATTTTTAAAATGTCTGGCAGCCGCGGTTTGCGGGTGTGGTTCTCATAGTTGCTGATCCGGCTCTGATTAGGGAACCCGCAGGCAAGCGCCAATTGCTCCTGGGTCACGCCCTTGGCTTCCCTGATGCGCTTGAGGTAGTGGCCGAACTTCAGCATGGCCTGATTGCGTCACAGAGCGTGATATCTGTCTAACACGATCCGTGTTGACATTCGGCATCACGTAGCGTGATGATTACGCAATGAACGCTCTTGACCGTGCCATTTCGATCCTTGGCGGTGTTTCGCAGCTGGCGGCTGCCATCGGTGCGAAACAGAACGTCGTCAGCAACTGGCGCATACGCGGCCAGGTTCCGTCTGATCGCTGCATCGCCATCGAGCGCGCCACCGCAGGCGCCGTGACCCGGTACGAGCTGAGGGCTGACGTCTTCGGCGAGCCGCCGTCTGCTGACCGCGAGGCGGCGTAGATGCTCCCGCCGATCTTCCACCCCGCGACGTTGCTCGGTGTCGGCCGACCGCCGGATGAATTGGGTGTCGTCGGCTTGGCGTTGCAGACCGATCGCGGCGATGTGGCGCGGTTCTCGCTCTCGCTCAACGAGGCACAGCGCATTGCGCTCGCCTTGCTCGACGCCGAAGCGATGCAGCGGCATCGCGCTGCGCTGCATGAAGTTCAGCGGCACCAATCCTCGATCGAGTCCGGGCAACCCAACAGCGAGGGGTCGCCGCCCGCGACCCAAGGCGTATGACCGCCAGTCAATTGATCGCATGCCTGCTGAGCCGTGGGGAACGGACCGTCGAAGCAGTCGTCGTCCAGCCAGAGCATCCAGCCGCGGCTGTCTCGAATGATTCGCATCATTCCTGCGCGCGTTTTGAACCAGAACATGGGGGCTCCCGGTATGTGGATTGACTGGCGTCAAGAAGCATATCGCGGAGCCCCCGCCCGCACAGTCGGCGCGCCGCCGGCCCATGGCCGCGAGGCGGCTTGATATGTCGCCCGAGCAGAGCGACGTGCTTGCCGCTATTGCGGCTGACTGGGACCAGGTGGTTGCCCAGCGCAATGCCGAACGTAAGGGACAAGTGCGGCGTGATAGGCGCCGAGCATTTCGGGCTGCTCTAGCAGTCCTGGCATGCGTGTTGGTATCGCTGCTCCCGACGCTTCTATGGCTGTTCGCAGGGCTGGCTTGTTGGGGTGCGTCTCGATGAGCGCATGCAGCACTGCTGACATAGCTGCGCAGCGCACGAGTAGCGCGTCGTATGCGTCCATGGCGTTCTCCGGCGGTGTGGTTGGTGGGGTCGCATCCCCAGCCTACCGCCGGAGCATCGCTTTCGGTATCGGAGCGGCTTGATATGGCCTGCACCTGCGCGCCGTTCACCGACTGCAACTGCGTTGCCGGTGAACCGACGCTGTTCTCGATAACGGTCGAGGACTCGTCTATTGTCGTGATTCGGGATCCCGACGCTCTAGCTCTGCAATCGTTTCCGCCAGCTCGGCCAGGAACTTCTTGGCTAAGCCGTGCTGCATCCACACTGGCTTCATTGTTCGCTCGCTTCCGTCGTCGGTCTGCACCGTGAACTGGACAGCGATACCGCGATCGGGCTGCGTCACTTTGCCAACGGCAAAGCTCTTGACGCCCCATGCCTTCAAATCCATGACGGTCTCCGGTGGTGTGGTCGGTGGTGTGGCGCTGCCAGCCTATCACCGGCAGACCGTCGCCCTTATGCCGGCCAGCAGCGCTACCTCTCGGCGCGCCTCCCCCCTTCGCGTTCGAGCCTGGCTGCTGGCCGGCTCCCCCTTGCTGCCGCCCCGCACCGACCCGCTCAAGAGCGGACGCCGGTATGCAGCTCACCGTGAGGCTCGCGGGGCGGCGGCATTTCTCATCTGCGCGCGAAATTTTCATGGCCTGAGCATGCGCGCTTCCTCGCGTCCCGCAGTGGGACGCAGTGGGATCACAACGTCCCAAGGATTCCCCACATGGACCAACTGACCTTGCAGTTGCTGCCTGGCGTCGGCGTTCGTTATCGCTCGCTGCTGGAATCCATCGCCGCCGGCATGTACCAACGCGGGCTGAACCGCGTCTCCGCGATGATTGATTGCTCGCCATCGCATCTGTCCGAGAAGCTCGGCGGCGGCGGCGAGCGCAATCGGCACCTGAGCGTCGAGGACATGGAGCGGTACATCGCAGAGAGCGGCGACACGACGCCGATCCTGTATCTCGCGGCCAAGTACTGCAGAGACCCGGCGGTGCAGCAGCGCGAGGCGCTGGCGCTGTTGCAGGAGCTGCTGCCACAGGTTGCCAGCGCGGTCGAGGCCGCAGGGCTCAAGCCGTCGAAGTCGCGCCGCTGATATGAGCCCGCAGATCCCCACCCGTAGCGTCTCAGGCGCTAGCCCGACAGTCAGTGCGGGCACACACAGCGACTCGCGCCTCGTTGCGCTCCTGAGCCCGCGCAGAGCTTTCTGCGCGGTGCGGCAGCGCATCGTCGATCTGGCTCGCGAATACCGCATCGCCTGTCTCGCCGCCAAATGCAACTGGCTTTTCGATCAAGGCCAGATCGCCGACGCGCAGGACGCATGGCTGGAAATGGCGGCGGAGATCCGAGCGCGTTCGCCGGAACAGGTCGCAAGGATGGAACGCGCCAAAGGGCTGCGTTCGTGACGAATCCCGCCTCACCTCACGTCGGAGTAGCTACCGGCGGACAGCCCGAGTCCAGCGGGTTGGTGTGGGCGGTGCCTTCTGGATCGCTGGAGATTCAGGCGTGACGATTGACGCCAGGCTAGACGCGGGGCTCCCCTCGCACCCAAAGACAAAGAAACTGATTCGCAGGCTCGGCCCGCAAGGCGGCTGGTATCTCGTCTGCTTGATCCTATGGACCCGCGTCCATCGTCCGGATGGGAATTTGGCCGGCATGTCCGTAGAGGACATCGAACTCGCGATCGATTGGACTGGAGAGCACGGCTCCCTTGTTAGGGAGCTTGTCTCGGTCGGGTTTCTAGACGAGACCGACGATGGGTTCGCGTTACACGATTGGGAGACCCATCAACCTTGGTCAACCGGGGCGGCTGACCGATCAGAACGGTCAAAATGGGCAGCCTTGTGCAAGCGGCATGGTCGGTCTGAGGCTGCCCGGCGGATGCCGGAATACGCGCAACGGCTGCTAGCGGCAGAGGAAAACCATGCTAGCGGCACAGGAACGGCTGCCGCTAGCAGCGAAAATCCTGCCGCTAGCACCGAATGCGCTGCCGCTAGCAGCGAAAATCCTGCTAGCGGCATGCGACCGGCAAGCACCCCGCATGCGACCGGCAGGCAGTTAGCACTCGATGCGCTGCTAACGGGCGAAAACGGCAGTGCCCCGCTTCCGTCTCCGCTTCCGTCTCCATCTCCAAAAGAAAGAGCAAGCGCGCCGGCTGTGCCGTCGCGTGCGTTGCCAGATCCTCCCGATTGGATGCCGGCTGACAGCTGGGCTGGATTCGTGGAATCTAGGAAGAAGGCTAAGCATCCGCTGACCCCACGCGCAGCAGACCTGATCACGAAAAAACTTCTGCAGCTGTGGCAGGAGGGCCACGAACCTGCAGAAGTGCTTGACCAGTCCACACGCAACGGATGGCGGGACGTATTCCCGGTTCGCGAGTCGCGCCAAGGTGCCGTCAATGGCATTCAGCAACAGGCTCGCCGGCTGAGGGAACTGTGATGACCGCGCACCCCTCCACGCTCCGCATCGCCCCGAACTCCATCGAAGCCGAGCAGGCTGTCCTCGGCGGCCTGCTGGTATCGCCGCAATCGTTCGAGCGCGTCGCTGCGCTGATCAGCGAGCAGGACTTTTACCGGCGTGATCACCAGCTGATCTTCCGCGCGATCGGCGAGATGGACGCGCGTGGCGCGATCCCCGATCAGGTCACGATGGCGGAATGGTTCGTCGAACAGAAGCTTGACGAGATGATCGGCGGGGCCGACTACATCCTCGACCTGTGGAAGACGACTTGCAGCGCCGCGAACATCCTGACCTATGCGCGGATCGTCGCCGAGAAGGCGAAGCTGCGGCGGGTAATCGATGGCTGTACGCGGGTGATCGAACTTGCGTTCGACCCGAAAGGGCGCAGCGCCGATGATGTCGTGGATGGCGCGATCGGCGGGCTGATGGCGATGCAACGCCATCACGCGAACGTGGAATGGACGTTGAACCAGGCCGTGAAGATGGCCTATGGCGAGATCGTCAAGGCGCAGGACAACGGCGGAAAGCTACCTGGCTACCCGACTGGCCTGACGAAGCTGGACGAACACCTGGGCGGGCTGCATCGATCGGACCTGACTGTGATCGGCGCGCGCCCCAGCATGGGCAAGACGGCGCTGCTGTTCGGCATGGCCTTCGAAGCCGCGAAGAGTGGTATCCCGGTCGGGATCATTTCCGGCGAGCAACCGGCAGTGCAGCTCGGCATGCGCATGCTCGCCCTGGCGAGCGACGTCAACAGCTCACGGATGCGCAATGCCTCGCTCGAGGAAGGCGACTGGCGGCGAATCAGCGAGGGCCTGACGGCGTGCAATGGTCTGCCGATCAAGATCCTCGATCGCTCAGCGCCGACGTTGGCGGAAGTGATGCGCACAGCACGTCGATGGCGGCGGGAAGGCGCTCTGTCGGCGCTGTACGTCGACTACCTGCAGCGCATCGAAGCGCCGGGTGAGAAGGGTTACGAGCGCGTCGCAGCGGTTGCCAAGGGCCTCAAGACGATTGCGCGCGACATGGACATTCCGGTCGTCGCGCTCGCGCAGGTTAAGCGCGAGGTCGAGCTGCGCGCGGATAAGCGTCCGCGCATGGGCGACATGTGCGACTCCAGCGAGATCGAGAAGGAAGCTGACCAGATCCTGACGCTGTACCGCGACGACTACTACGAACCGAATAGCCCGGACAAGGGCACGGCCGAGATTCTGATCGATAAGAACCGCCACGGCGAGACGGCGTTCTGTCGAGTTGCATGGCACGCGCGCACGATGCGTTTCGCTGATCTTGAGCCGGGCTGGAGGCGCAAAGAGCCCGAGCGTGAAGTTCAACCGGCAGAGACGGCGCCGCGCCGTGCGCGCCCGGTTCCGGTGAAGGCGAGCGGCCGAGATGCCGCAGCGAGCACAGCATGAGCACGGCCGTAGAAAAGCTCCGCGCCAAGCGCGCCCGCCGGCCGGTGTACTTGATGGTCGAGCAGCTCGTTAGGCCGTCAACGGGCGAGGTAGTCGGCGCGTTCGTGCCTGCGCATCCTATTGACCAGCGGCTGTGCAAGGAGCGGAAGTTCCACAAGGGCCGCGAGGTCCGTGCCGAGCTGAAGCAACCCCGCAACGTGGCGTTCCATCGCCTCGCTCACGCTGTCGGCCATCTGCTCGTCGATAGTGTTGCTGGTTTCGAATCGATGACCGCTCACGATGCGCTCAAGCGCATACAGCGTGAGGCCGGCGTCTGCTGCGAGATGGTGGAGTTTGATGTTGGCGGGCAGAAGATCCCGGCTCAGATCGCGCGCTCACTTTCCTTTGATGAAATGGCCGAGGACGAGTTCGCCGAGTTCTTCCGCGGCGTCACCGACTACATCGAACGCGAATACCTCCCCGGACTGTGTGACGGCGTGCGGGCGGACTACTGGAGCATGGTGGAGAAAGCAGCATGATCATCGACCTCGCCAAGCGCGAGCCTGTGCGAAGCGACGAATATCGCGCCTTCGTCCGCTCGCTCCCGTGCTGCGGCTGCGGTGTAACGCCTGCGGGCCACGCACACCACTGCATCAGCGATAGGCACGCTGCCCGAAAGGCCAGCGATACGGCGTGTATGCCGCTGTGCCCGATCTGCCATTCCGCACTGCATTCCGGATGGCGCGAGTGGGAGGCGGCGAACAATACGCAGTGGTTCCACGTGGCGCGGACGATCGAGCGCGCAGCGCAGCTCGGCGTGTTGGTGATCAATGTCGAGATGGCGAGGGCAGCGGCATGAGCAAGCCGGAAGGTGACGTGCAATGAGCAACAGCCACAACGCCCTGGCCGTAGCCAACCTGATCCTCGCCCGTGACGCCGCAGGTCAGGCCAAGTACGGCACGACGATGGACCGGCAAGACCTGAAGCCGCACGCCTGGATCGATCACATGATCGAAGAGATGGCCGATGGCATCCAGTACGGACAGAGGCTCAAGACAGAACTGCGCCGTATCGTCACCGCTGCGCACGATGCCGGCTATCACAGCGGCTCGCTCGATCACTGCATCGGGCTGAGTCGTGATCGAACGCTAAAGCAACTGCTCGGCATCGAGGTGAAGGAATGACACTGCGCCTCACCATAGCGATCGACCCAGGCCATACCGGCGCCGTCGCACTGCTGGCAGACGGCGAGCCCGCAGGCTTCATCGACATGCCGACCCTGCGCAGGGAAGGACAGCACGAGGTAGATGCAGCCGCTCTCGCTGAGGCGATCCGCAGCGCACGAGCAGCGCACAGCGGCGCGTACATATCGGCCGTCCTCGAACGCGTGCGTGCATTGCCGCGCGATGGCAAGACCAGCGTATTCCGGTTCGGTGAGGGATTCGGCAAGGTCAAGGCCGTGCTCGAAACCCTCGGCATCCGCATTCGCCTCGTCGATCCCCCGGTGTGGAAGCGCCACTACGGCCTGCTCAAGACTGAGAAGGACGCGGCCCGCCTACTTGCCATCCGCCGCTTCCCCAGCGCAGTCGACAAGCTTCAGCGCAAGAAGGACCAGGGCCGAGCCGACGCCTTGCTCATGGCGCTGTACCACGACAGCACCGAAGTCGGAGCACGCGCAGCATGACCAAGCCTGTCAACATCGAAGCAGCACTGAGCACAGCAATCCTCACCATCTTGCCCAAGCTCACCAAGAACCCGCGGGACCTCTATCTGCTACCGTCTGGGAAGATCGTCACAAGCCAATGCAGCTACATCTCCGATCGTTCCGAATACCTCGGCCGATACACCAACAGCGTCACTATCGAGGATCTGTGCGAGGACATCGCTCACGCATGGTTCGATATGCAAGAAAATCCGCCACCGCCATCGCGGATGCACGTCGTTCCTCGTGGTGTCGCCAGCCGTACGAACAGACTGGTGGCAATGTGAACGACGTGAGGCGATCGACGTTGAACGCAAACACGACCGTGGAGCCTCGTCTTGGAACGGGTCCTTTCGACGGTCGGACGGGCTGCGGGGACAAAGGCCGCAGAACTCGCGCTCACATGGCCAGAAAAGTCGTATGACAGATGACACATGGAATGCAACCGCGACGAGTTTGCAGAACTGATCGGCCGTTCAACGGGATGGATCAGCAAGATG